TTGATTGAGTAAAAACACTCATTGACCTCTTTGTTACGATATGTTAACATAAATATGAGAAATGATATAGGAGGTTATGACTTCATCTACTCTTTCACAACCTATTTCACAGCGAGGATGGTTCGATGTCTTGGATGACTGGCTTAAACGAGATCGCTTTGTCTTTGTGGGTTGGTCTGGATTACTTCTTTTTCCCACTGCTTATCTGGCCCTTGGTGGTTGGCTTACTGGGACAACGTTTGTTACAAGCTGGTACACCCACGGGTTGGCGTCTTCTTATCTTGAAGGTGCTAATTTCCTCACGGCAGCTGTGTCTACGCCTGCAGACGCTATGGGTCATTCTCTTCTTTTACTTTGGGGTCCTGAAGCTCAAGGAGATATTGTCAGGTGGTTCCAACTTGGAGGGCTTTGGACCTTTGTTGCTCTCCACGGTGCATTTGCCCTAATCGGTTTTATGCTTCGCCAGTTTGAGATTGCTCGTCTTGTAGGTATCCGTCCTTATAATGCCATTGCTTTCTCTGGTCCTATCGCTGTATTCGTATCAGTATTCTTGATGTATCCTCTGGGACAATCCAGTTGGTTTTTCGCTCCCTCCTTCGGTGTGGCAGCGATCTTCAGGTTCCTTCTGTTCCTTCAGGGTTTCCACAACTGGACCCTCAACCCCTTTCATATGATGGGAGTTGCTGGTATACTGGGAGGTGCTCTACTCTGTGCTATTCATGGTGCAACAGTTGAAAACACCCTCTTCGAAGACGGCGACAAAGCAAACACCTTTAAGGCGTTTGAGCCAACTCAAGAAGAGGAAACTTATTCAATGGTTACTGCCAATAGATTTTGGTCTCAGATTTTTGGAATTGCTTTTAGCAATAAGCGTTGGCTTCACTTCTTTATGCTATTCGTTCCTGTCATGGGTTTGTGGACTAGCAGTATTGGTATTATCGGTCTTGCTCTCAATTTACGAGCGTATGATTTTGTATCGCAAGAAATTAGAGCAGCAGAGGATCCAGAGTTTGAAACCTTTTACACCAAGAACATTCTTCTAAATGAAGGACTTCGTGCTTGGATGGCACCCACTGACCAACCACATGAGAATTTTGTATTCCCTGAGGAGGTCTTGCCACGAGGTAATGCTCTGTGATATACTGGGAGGGAGACCTCCCTTTTTTAATGATAAGTACAGAGACCCCTTATAAACTTGCCGAGATTATTAGAGATACTTGGCCACAACTTTACAGACCACCTAAACCATTGAAGAAGAAAAAAGATGTATGATTATTGGGTAGTAATTGAAAAAAGAACAGGTAGGGTAATCGCTCAATGCGGTCAAGAAGAAGATGCTATAATGTTATTTGGGTTTGATCCAGATAAAAGAAGTTATCACAAGCAAAAATTTATTATGGATCAAGTAATTACAGTAACATCTACTACGGATAAGCAACTCTCTGGTCAGCAAGGATTGCCTGCAGCAAAAGAAAAACTTCCTCATATAGAACTTCAGCAGCAAGTTTGGTTACCTGCTAACCAGCAAATACCAGTCAACACTAAATAATTTTAAATTTATAAAGAAATATGAAGTTTACAGTTTATTCAAAAAACGGATGTCCATATTGCGAAAAAGTTAAACAAGTTCTACAATTAGCGAACTTGGATTATGTTGTGTATACCCTTGATGAACACTTTAATAGAGATCAATTTTATCAAGAATTTGGGTATGGATCGACATTTCCTCAAGTTATTATGAACGATAAGCATCTAGGTGGATGCATTGATACAGTAAAGTATTTGCAGGAGAATAGCATTATTTAAATGGAAGACACACTTTTTGACACTTATACTGACGTTGAAAGAGCTATTGATTATGCTTTTGAAGGTAGATTTATTCTTAATTTTTATGATTATTTAAAAACTAAAAGTGTTAAAAGAATTGAAATTGAAAAATTTATTGGTAGTGTTACTGCTAGCAATATTAATAGTATTATTTTAGATTTGGATGAGTATCTTGAGGGTGGATCTGACAATGCTCATAAATTCCTTAGAGAAGCATACGGGCATATTCCTAAACCTCAAGCAAGAAAAATTAGAAATTATCTTTATAATATTTTAGAGGATGCCTGGAGATATAGTCATGACAAGAGACCAGGAAGGAGAAAAAAGCAAACTAAATAATCAAGAACCCAGTATTAATCGTGGGTTTGAATTGATGTTACGACAGCATAATAGGAGGGAAGAAAAACCAAAACCAAAGACATTTCAAATAATGTTTGGTAAAATGGTTTCTCTCTTCCGTCGAGAGTTCCATTTTTATTTTGAAATAAGTCTTGATATAAAGAAAAAGTAACTCTCGGGAGAAAGAAGATGTTAGCAGTAGCACTCACCTTAGGAACATTAATTTCTATCATGTTCTTTTTTGTAGGTGGCATTGTTGGATGGATGGCAAAACAATACGTAATTGAAAAAAATTATGTTGCTTATACTCATCCAGAAATGTTTGATGAAAATGGAAACGTAATTCCCGATGAAATTTTAGCAGTGAGATTTGAAAATGACTACGAATACGACAACGAAGAAGACGACGACGAATAAAAAATCTAACCCTAAACCAATTCCAGAACTTCAAGCAAATCCTTTTCAGCATGAAATTCTGGAATTGGTTAATAAACAAAGAAGCAATGCAACTAAAGTAGAAGTTCTAAAAAAATATAGAAATGATGCATTAGTTGCAATTTTAATTTGGAACTTTGATGAATCTATTATTTCATTACTTCCACCTGGAGAAGTTCCTTATGCAAGAGTTGATGAACAATCATCAATAAATGATACTCTTTCTAATGCAATTAATAAAGGAAACAATGTTCCTGGTTTGAGTAAAGCTGATGAGTTTATTAGAACCAGGCACACATCAATTCGTAAAGAATGGCAGAATTTTTATAATTATTTGCAAGGTGGAAATCCTTCTTTAAGTTCTCTTCGTAGAGAAACAATGTTTATCCAAATGCTTGAAGGACTTCATCCTCTTGAAGCAGAAATTATGGTTCTTGTTAAGGATAAACTTCTCACTACAAAGTATAAATTAACGCGAGAAATTATTGCCGAAGCATATCCTGATATTACTTGGGGAGGTAGATCTTGACATTACAATTTATTCACCAAAACTGTAATCCCGAACTAGCAAACGATAAAAGTTTGCCCTATAGTGCATACTTGGTCGAATATGAATGTGATGGTCAATTGATGTACGACATCGTAAATACACAAAAAAAAGTTGAAATTTTTGATTATTATTGGGATAGGTATAAGGAAGGACTAAAATCTTTTAAACAAACTGAAGGGAGAGTAAACCCTAAACTTTGGGGGTATGTTGCTAAGGAGGGAAAAAAGAAAAAATGACTTCTGGATTTGGTGCAGAAAAAATTAAAGATGGTAAAGCGGTCGTTGTTATTAACGATGATGAAGTAAAAAAACTTCTGAAGCAATATAAAAAAATTAAAAAATATATGAAATCTTCATTGTACACTGTAAAAACAATTGATGGTACTGAGAAAATTGTTTCTGAATTGTTGGAAGAACAAATGCAAAATGAAGATCATCTTGAATAATAAATAAAAAACATTAATTTACATTATAAATGGGAAAGCATTACTTACTTAACTTGTACGGATGCTCGTTTGTCCTTCTGGACGACGAGCATTGTCTTATAGACTTATTAGAAAACGCAGCAGTTGCTAGTGGCGCTACTGTAGTTCAAACAATTTCAAAAAAGTTTGAACCACAAGGAGTTACTGTAATTTGTTTGTTATCTGAAAGTCATATTAGTATTCATACATGGCCTGAGGAAGGTAAGGCAGCAGTTGATGTTTATACCTGTGGTGATTGCAATCCTAAAATTGGATGTGATATTATTATTCAGCAACTTTATGCTCAAAATCATACACTTAGTTATATTGAGCGTTAACTAAATATACTATAATTGGAGAAGTCTATGCTCTCTACACAATATCGTCTTCGCTTAGAATTCATTTGTAATCGAATTGTAAATCATGAGGAAGTTCAACTTGAAGACATGATTTGGGCAGAAAAACTTGCCAAAGCAAATCGTTCTGCTGCAACTATTTTAAGGCAAGCAAGAAGACGTGCTGCAAATCCAGACATGACTGAAGATAGTCTTGATGGATTTATGAATGCTTTAGATTTGGGTGATCCAGATCCATCAAATCATAGAACGGGATTTAATAGTGTTGATGATATAATTGATTTCTTTTCTGGGGATAAACCAGAAGATTGGAGACAGAGAGATTAAGAATTGTATTGTATTTTACAAAAGTACTTGCATATATAACTCAATAGGTCTATAATGACCTTACGTTCATCCCTTTGGGACGGAAGTAAGCCGACTCGGAACGGATCGTTCATCTATGGAAACACTTTTGTTAACTTGTTTACAGACACAATTTATGATTGCGCGTGTGGATAGACACCCAAATATCACTCCTAAAATTAGGAATGATATTATTTGGGAAATTAAACAAGTAACAAAAAAAGGTTGTTTCATAGACGCAAAGGTTGACTGAAGGAACGCTCTTTAACTTAAACAACTAAGGAGAAAACCTAATGTCTAAAGTCGTATATCGTGGTGTTGAATATGACACCCAAAAACGTTTAGAGTATCAACAACAAATGATGCAACAACCCCAACAATACAACGAAACCTATCGTGGTGTTAAGTTTGTAAAGGAGGGACATAAATGAATACTTACTTCGTTCGTTACCTTAAAAGAAAAGCAAAGAAGGAGCAACTCCTTCATAACGCACAACTAAATATGGCAAAGCAACCACAAGTTGCTTGAAGTAAAGGAGGGTTGATCCCCTCCTTTTTTTATGCTATGATCTATGAGGATATTGATACCAAATGGATGTAGAAAAATTAAAACTACTTGTAAGTGATTTGGAAAATACATTAAGTATTTTAAAAGCAGAACTTTATTCTGATGAGGATGATTATCAATTTGAAACTGTTCCTTTATTAGAATTAGATTATGATGAAGTTTTTGATGAAGACGATTACCAAGATTGAGGACTAAAATGAAACCAGACGTTAAATTAATTAGTATTACTCCTGATGCAGAAAAACATATTGCTTATTGTGCAAGGGTAAGCAATCCAAAAAATCAAGAGAATGATAATTTTGAAGGTCTTTTAAAGTATTGTATTAAGCATCAACACTGGAGCATTTTTGAACATGCTTTTATGACTGTTGAAATTAATACATCGTTAGCAATTGCAACTCAAATTTTGAGGCATAGATCTTTTACATATCAGCAATTTTCCCAAAGATATGCTGATAGTCAAGAACTTCAACTTGAACTTCCTGTCCCAGATTTGAGAAAACAGGATTTGAAGAATCGTCAAAATTCTACTGATGATCTTGCAGATTATGTTAAACTAACACTCCAAGAACGAATTCGTATGCACTTTGAGCATAGTTTAAGTCTTTATAATGAACTTTTAAGTAAGGGCGTTGCAAAAGAGTGTGCTCGATTTGTTCTTCCACAGGCAACACAAACCAGATTATACATGTCGGGATCTATAAGGTCTTGGATTCATTACATCGATCTTCGTACTGCTAATGGAACCCAAAAAGAACATATGGAAGTTGCAGAAGCAATTCGTTGTATTTTTGGTTGTCAGTTCCCTACCATTTCATCTGCATTGGGATGGTCTAGAGAGGATTGTCCTGAGTGTAACGATCAGAGATCTATTACTATTGAATAAATATTCTTACAAATTAATGTAACATATGGCGACTTATCCTATTATTAATAAAGAGACTGGGGAAAGAAAGACTATTCAAATGAGTGTTCATGAAATCACTCAATGGTATAAAGATAATCCAGACTGGCATCGAGACTGGTCTGAAGGGTGTGCCTCTCTTGGAGAGGTTGGTGAGTGGAAAGATCAACTCATCAAAAAACATCCTGGTTGGAATGAAGTACTTGAAAAAGCATCTAAAGCTCCTAAGTCCCTTGTTAAGAAAATCTAATGGCAAGAAAAAGAAGAAATCCCGACCAACCAATCGGCGTTGGTATGACCGCTAAGCAAATGAAGAGGAAGAAACCCATTAATTGGGATCTACTTCTAGACATTGATCCTCTTACAGATAATCAGAAAAAACTTTTTGATTCCTACGATGATAATAAAAATCTAGTAGCATATGGTGCAGCGGGAACTGGAAAAACATTCATCACACTTTATAATGCTTTAAGAGATGTTCTTGATGAGAACTCTCCATATGAAAAAATTTATATCGTCCGCTCACTTGTAGCAACTCGTGAAATTGGATTTCTTCCAGGAGATCATGAAGATAAATCTTCATTGTATCAAATTCCATATAAGAACATGGTTAAGTACATGTTCCAAATGCCAACAGATGCAGATTTTGAAATGCTCTATGGCAATCTAAAAACCCAAGGAACAATTAGTTTTTGGTCAACATCTTTCATTCGTGGAACAACTTTAGATAAAGCAATTATTATTGTAGATGAATTCCAAAACTTGAATTTCCATGAATTAGATAGTATAATTACTCGTGTGGGTGAAGACACAAAAATTTGTTTCTGTGGTGATGCTACTCAGTCTGATCTAGTGAAAACAAATGAACGAAACGGTATTATTGATTTCTTAAAGATTTTGAGAGTTATGCCATCTTTTGATTTAATTGAATTTGGTGTGGAAGATATTGTTCGTTCTGGTTTGTGTAAAGAATACATTATTGCTAAAACACAATTAGGACTGTAAATGACTGATGATGAGTTTAAAAATCTTTCTAAATTATATGCAAAGAAAAGATTAGCAGAAGAAGAAATTGTTGTTTTTAATTCTTTTAAAGAACAAGTTCCTATGCTTTCCTTTGATGAGTATGTTGAATGGGTAAAGCAATTTGAAGATTTTTATACTGTTATTTGTCTTAGTTCTGGAGGTGATAGTAAACATATCCAATATCATTTAGAAAATGATTATCTTGATTTAGTTAAAATTTATCAAGAACATCATAATATTAATAACAACTCTCTAAAAGAAGAACTGGCAGAGATTATATCTGCTGCCACTTCTTTTTACGAATACAGATCAAACCAGTTATTTCTAGATAAATTGAGAGGTAGGACAAATGGTATGGACGAAAAAACTATTGATGAGGCAATGTCACATTACCTTGAAAAAAGAGTTAAATGGTTTGATCTGAGAGATAAATTATTAAACAAATTGAAATAATGCATATGTTTACTCACGTTGATTTGAGATTACCTAATTTACAACGGGAAACCATTGATGGTGTTAGGTACTATAAAGTTCCAGATAACAATGAACTTATTAAATTAGTTTCTATTACTTCAGTTACAAGTCATAAGAATAAAAAGTTTTTTGCTCAGTGGAGAAAACGAGTAGGTGAGGAAACCGCAGATAAAATAACCAGACAAGCAACCAGTAGAGGTACTGATATGCATAGTCTGGTTGAAAACTACCTATATAATATTCCAGAATTACCTAAAGTACAACCATTATCTGATTACTTATTTAAAATTGCTAGACCAGAATTAGATAAGATAAATAATATCTATGCGTTAGAAGGTTCTCTGTATAGTAAAGTACTGGGAATTGCTGGTACTGTAGATTGTATCGCTGAGTACAATGGGGAACTCGCAATTATAGATTTTAAAACTTCCAAAAAACCAAAACCAGTTGATTGGATCGAACATTATTTTGTTCAGTGTATGGCATATGGTTGTATGCTTTATGAATTGACTGGTATCAGCATTAAAAAACTTGTGATTATTATGTCTTGTGAAAACGGAGAATGTGTTGTTTATGAAGAATATGACAAAGCAAAGTACATTAAACTTCTCACCGAGTATATTAGAGAGTTTGTTCAATCCAAGCTTGGAGACTATGGAGAGTAGACTAGGAAACGAATTTGAAAAAGTATTAGAAACTAAATTTTTCTGTCCATCTAAATTTGCACAGGAAATAGAACGTATTGTTCAAATCAATAAAGAAATGAATTATATTGATGCAATCATTTATTTTTGTGAAAAAAATAACATTGATCTTGAATCTGTACCTAAACTTATTTCAAAACCATTAAAAGAAAAAATTAAATATGATGCAATGGAATTAAACTTTTTAAAAAGAACTTCTAGAGCAAAATTAATCTTTTGATATAATTTCCTGTAATTTTTTACAGGAAACTTTTTTTATTTTTAGGACCTATGACGCCATTTGATGTTTATAAAACATATGTTTCTTTAAAAAGTCATTTCACAAAAGAAAAATATGATTATCACAAATATTGTGGTAAAACCAGAGTTCAATTAAATACATTTTATAAAAGGAAAGATAGGTATTGGTTTGAAAGATTGTCGAGACAAAAAAATGATCAACAAGTAGTAGATTTTTTTGTCTCTAATTTTGTATTGTGTGATGATCCACAATCATTGTGGATTGGTGAAATAATTAGAGAAGGTGAAGATAGATATTTAAATTGGTGTAAGAGGCAACAATCATTATCTTACACATTTAAATCTGAGATTGAAAGTATTTTTAATAAAGATAATTTTGATAAGATGTTTAAACTAGAAACTAATAAACATCCACAAATTATAAAAGAGTATTTACAAAACAATATATCTTTAGAAACACTTGTTATATTAAATAAAATTTTAAATTTTTCAAGTTCTTTTGATAAAAAGTTGTTAGATCCAGTTTGGGAAATTATCTCACTAAAAATAAAAAAATATTCTCAATTTCTAAATATTGATATATTTAAATTTAAAAAAATTTTAAAGGAGTGTGTATTATGAGTTTTTTTGAATCTGAGGTTGTAAGAGCAGAAATGGCAGAAATTTCTGAACTTCAAGAAGAACTTTACAATAGTATATTTAAATTTTATCAAATGGACTCCAAAGGTAAAATGCAGCATGTTGACTTACTTCAGCGTCTTTTAGATAAACAAAAAATACTTTACACACGCCTTTCTTTATCTGATGATCCAGAAGCGAAGAAAATGAAAGATAATATTTCTAAGTCTGCTGAAATGATGGGTCTTCCACATAATGTGGATATGAATGTAATTTTTTCTAATATGCAAAAACTGATTGTTCAAATGAAAGAACACATCGAAAACAACCCTTGACACCATCGGGCATCTGCATTATATTAGGTAAGTGCCCACCGCAGATGCCCTATAGGGCACCCAAAGGCCAAATACAACGTAATACGAGGTAATCTAATGTCTTTCTCAGATCTTAAAAAGCAATCTTCTCTTGGTTCTCTTACTCAAAAACTTGTTAAAGAGATGGAGAAGATGAATACTTCTTCTGGTAACGGTGATGACCGTCTCTGGAAACCTGAAATGGATAAAACAGGTAATGGTTATGCTGTTGTTCGTTTCCTTCCTGCTCCAGAGGGAGAAGATCTTCCTTGGGTGAAAATGTATGCCCATGGTTTCCAAGGTCCTGGTGGTTGGTATATTGAGAATTCTTTAACCACAATCGGACAAAAAGATCCAGTATCCGAATATAATCGTGGACTGTGGAATAGTGGTAACGAAAAGGATAAAGAAACTGTACGTAAACAAAAACGTAAACTTTCTTATTATTCCAACATTTATGTAGTTAAAGATCCTGCAAATCCTTCTAATGAAGGAAAAGTTTTCCTCTTCAAATATGGTGCAAAAATCTTTGATAAGATTATGGCAGCAATGCAACCAGAGTTTGAAGATGAAACTCCTATCAATCCCTTTGATTTTTGGCAAGGTGCAAACTTTAAACTGAAAATTCGTAAGGTAGATGGGTATTGGAATTATGATAAATCTGAATTCGATCGTCCCGCACCTCTTCTTGATGACGATGATGCAATGGAAGCAATTTGGAAAAAGCAATATTCTCTAAGTCAACTTATTGCACCTTCAGAATTTAAAACATATGAAGAACTTGAAAAGCGTCTTCAATATGTTCTTGGTCAAAAAGGAACTACCCGTTACCAAGATCCTGATGAGCATAATGAAGAGGAGGATAAAGATCGCGGATCTTATGCTCCTAATTTTGAAAGTCGTCGTCAGTCTTCTGAACTTCCTTCGGATCTTAAAGAAGAACTAAATTCTATCAGTTCTTCTTCCTCTAATAGTTATGATGAAGATGAAGATGATGATGCAATGAGTTATTTCCAGCGTCTTGCTGAAAGTTGATTACTCATAAAATCTAGGGTTATCTCCCCTCTTTAAGGTTCTGGACACATACTGTTCAGAACCTTCATTGTATGTCATAAGTCTTTCAAAATCTTCTAATACTAGATTTAGATATCTTGGTTTTATTAAATAAATTTGGCGCTTTTTATTTTCTAATCTTATCTCATACTCATAATTTGTTATTGGAACTGAACAATCATAACCAGGAATTTCTACATCTACGCCAATACCATTATCTCGGTAAATTATTCCTTTGGTTACTTTTTTGTACCAGTTATATCCATTAAATCTCCATTTAACACCTTTGTTTTCATATATTTCTCCTATTTGAGGTTCGTAAATATTTCCAGGAGGACCTATAGTAACGGATGGTGGAGATGTGTAACCACTTCCCTTATTTGTAACTACGATTTGTTCTATTCCTCCTTGGAATATTTTTGCATATCCTTCTGCTTGAATTGGTGTAGGTGGACTAGAGAATGTAATAATAGGACTGGTTCTATAGTTATATCCAGGGTCTGTTACTATAACCTCACTTACTATACCTTCGTTTATTAATGCATATCCAACTGCAGTTCGTGCTGGAATTGGTGGTTCTATTGTAATTATTGGTGGATTTCTATAACCACCACCTGGATTGGTAACTACTATCTGAACTATTCTTTCTGATCCAATAACAGCATACCCTCTAGCAGTTAAATCAATATTGTACTCATATATTTTTTGATTTTGTGCTCCAGAAATAAACAATCTAGTTTTTAGATCATTTATATAAAGATCTGTTATCGCGTTGTCTTGTGGTGAAACGTTCAATTGAGTTACTAAAACTGCACTACTGATTACCCATGGAGTAGTCAAATTGAAAACATATGCTTTATCTGTGGTATTTCCTGCAGCATATAGTTGTGTACCATCATCACTAAAAGAAAATCCTAAAAACCAATCTTCATTTGTTAATTCATATAAATTTACGGAATCAATTTCAACTGCAGATTTTGTTGCAATATTCCATGCAGTTGATAATGAGTATTTTCTAATAGAATCTGGATTGTTTGCATCAAGAACAAACATAAATCTACCATTATCTTGAAGTCTTACTCCAGATGGTGCTGGTACAGAAACGCTATTATTAAAAGATGCTGTTGTAATATTCCATGCAGTTGATAAATTATATGATGCTATTCTATATCCAGATGCTGTTAAACCAGATACATACATTACTCTTCCATCTGGTTTAAACTCAACACCTGTAGCATATGTGAAATTTAATCCACTATTTAATGTATATGAACTAACAAATGTTCCTGTGGTAATATCCCATGGTGTTGTTAGTTCATATTGTTTTATTTTTCCTTGTGTATATCCCAAGTCACCATGAGCGGTTATTAGATAAGTTCCGTCTGGTGAAACATACATTCCTTCTAAACCTTCTCCAGTAGTAAACGTAGATTGGTTTAATAAAGCAGCATTTCCGACGATATCTTCTGGTGTCGAGAATGTTACTTCTGGAATAAATGTATATCCTGCACCACCACTTTCAATACCAACACTAGTAACTGAACCTCCAATACCTAAAACTGCTGTAACTACTGGGGGTATTGTTGGTGGTGGACTTGAAAATGTTACTGTTGGTTGTGCGGTATAACCTTTTCCTCGATTTGTTATTGTGATTATTCCTACTTCTCTTTCACCTTCAACTAAAGAAAGATTTGCAATTGCAGTAGCAGTTACTACTTCATCTGGGATTGAAAAAGAAACTCCTGGTACAAAGGTATAACCAGTTCCAACTTCATTGATAGTTACTGATAATATTTGAGTATTTGAAACAACTGGAGTTGCAGTTGCATTTTTTCCTGGTATTGGTTTTGGTAATACTACGTTAGTATTTGGTTCAACCAAATATTGAGGTGCATTATAGAAAGTTTCATCGACAATTAAATTTGGTTGAACAATAGTAATTCCATCAGTTGATTTGTATTCTGTGGTTTCATAATGATGAATACCATTATATAAAGTATCATATGATCCATATTTTGATAGTAAATATTTGTCTAATTCATCTTGAGTTTTTGGCCATTCATCATATACATTCATAATGTTATTTGACATTAAAACAACCCAATCTAAATTTTCATCTCCATAGATTTCATATGCAACATTATCTGGTCTTTCATTACCAACAACACTATATTGTTGGAAGTAAGAAAGGTTATTAAAAATATCTTCTCTTACTTTTGATCTCATGAATAAATTTTTAACTTCAATATAATCGTTTGCTGAACGATTATCTTTTAGTCTACTTACGTATTCTAAATTTGGAACCTTTGAGAAGTAATTTGACATTTTTAGTAACCTATTTCTTGTGTATTTGATCCATACTCATCTTCATAAACTGGTTCTAGTTCCATAAATTGCATTTGCAATCCATAAGAAACCATTGTTCCATCTTCATCAAACGCCATATAAGAACCTTCTGGTGTATAGTCAACATTAAATGTTTGTAAAGCACACTTTTTAATTTTATTTAATCCTGGATGACTATCACTATCTTTAAAAATATAATTTATTTCAAAAACATGTGGTGCTTTTAAAAATAGATTTTTCTCACTCCTTTGAACTGCCATTCCCTGTTTAAAAAATCTAATAATTTTTTTTATTTCATCTGCTTCAGATTTATTTCTGGCACTTAATTTAAATGCAAAATTAAAAGGTCTTAATGCTGGACCTTCAAAAAGTAATTCTAAATTTGGATTTACTACAGCACCAAATAACCTTGATTGTATATTTGTAGCACCTGTTCCTTGCTCTGCAAAATATGATGCAATTATTGTTTTAACTGAATCGTTTACTTGTTGATTTTGTGTTACTCCTTGCGCTGCAGTAAATGCTGCAGTAAATGCCTCTTCAACACCACCTTGAATGCCAGACATCATTATACCAGTACCAACTAATTGACCAGCATTCATTACATTTTCATTCCACTTTACTGAATTACTGTCTGATATTTGTGATTGTATTGGTAATTTTACTGATCCCAAACTATTACCAAATGATCTATCTGAAAATTCTATTCCCGATTGTGCTATTCCTCTATTTCCATATTCCATTATTGTGAATTTTATCCAATCATGTTCTTCTCTACCAACATCTTTAGGATAAATTAAATTTCCATAATCATTTCTTTTTCCAGATTTTCCAGTGACATTAAATGAATTTACTTGTTGTGTTGTTAATCCACTAAAAGGTGTAGAAGTACTACTTCCAGTTCCATCTCCAGTATTCGTATTATTTGAATCGCCACCAGACGTTCCTGTTGGTTGTGCTGGTGCTTGATTACCAACCCAAGTAGTATAAGGTTGAAATGAATTTGAACTTACAAAAGATTGTTTTTGGTCAGTAGGTAATTTATTGAGTATTGCTGTTGTATTTTGTGTAAATACGTTTGAATTCTGATTTAAAAATGCTCCTATGGGCGTATTATCTGTACCTACAGTTGTATTTGCGTCTAACGGTGTCCAAGAATTTGTAGTAGCACTCCAGTTTGCAACAACGTTTCCGTTTTGATCTACAATATTTGGTGCCGAGTTTGGATTTTGTGGATTTATTTGTATACCAAATCTTCCCGTTGTAGTTCCAGTTTGAACTGGAAACAGTGTTGTTTGGCTTGTAGGTGTATTTTGTATGGGCACTATTAATCTTCCGTTTTGAAGAAGAGCTTGTATTTATTTAGTAATAAATTTGGCGTATTGGATATTTTGTAAATCGCTTAATTCATTGTTTCTAACATGATGTAATTGACCAACTACTTCTATCCAGGTGTAGTTTTTTGGTTCTCTCCAGTGATAGTTATATCCTTTAAATCCCCATCTTTGAACTTCTAAACATGTTATTAATGGGTGTTGATCATATGTTATACCTGGAGTTTTTGGTATATAAACAAATGTATAATGTTTTCCTGGTATAGGTATTAAGTCAATATCTTTTAATGCATCCATAATAAAAATCATTAGATCTTCTGGATCTGTTACTCTTTTTATTTTTGACTGTAATAATTTAATCCTGTTTATTTCTCTTGCCATTATTTGATACCTAGATCGTCTTCTGTAATGATTTTAAATTCTAGCAATCTATCTTCACACCATTCTTTCGCCGCTTTCCACTTTGCCTTATTTACTTCATAAGTCTTTGCTTCATAGATAAAATTTTTTGTTACCCTTGATTTTTTTACTGGTGGTAAAGTTTGTCTTTTTGGTTTTACTTCTATTACATAAGTTTTTATTGATCCAGATCTATCTTTCATTTTTACGATAAAATCTGGGTAATACTTATGAACTCTTTTATCAATAGGAGACACATATGGTATGAAAAATTCCTCACTTGCCCATTCAAGAATACTATCATTTAAATCACACCACCTACAGAATTTTCTTTCCCAACTACTTCTACAAATTATATTATTAGGATTACCTTTATATTTCTCTGGATTTTCTGGTTTATATTTACTTTTTATACTTTCTCCCATTTATCTTGACTACATATAATATAACAGTAGTTTTATTTATAGATGGCTGCTCCAAAGACGGTTGCCCAATTAAAATCTAGTATTTTAAGACCAGCATTAACATCTCACTACTCCGTATTAATTACTGGTGTGCCTTCGACTGCTCAGACTTTTATAAGTCAAAATGCTCAAATATCAAGCACACCTGTAGAATATCTTGAATTGTCTTGCTGTGAGGCATCATTACCTGGATCATCTTTAGCAACACTGGATATTATGAATGATCATACAGGTGTTAATGAAAAACATGCTTATAGAAGATTATATGATGACAGAGCAGACTTTACATTTTATGTTGATCATGATTATGTTCCAATAAGATTTTTTGAAGCATGGATGAGATATATTACTACTGAGCAAAGATCCAAAGGAATTGCTAATAGAACATTTACTTCAAGACCAACTTGGGTAGATAATTATGCTACCGATCAAATAACCATTGAAAAATTTGAGCGCGATTATAATTCTAGTTTAACATATAAATTTATTAAGGCATTTCCTGTAAGTATAAATTCTATTCCCGTATCTTACGAATCATCTAATTTATTAAAAGTTACTGTTTCATTTGTTTATAGTAGATATTATATTGATAACTTTACTGGAGCACCAGCACAACCTAGCATACAGCAACCAGCACCAGTTTCTCAACAACCAATAACTACAAATACACCATTTACTACTCAAAGAATATTAAGTGATGAATATTATAATAATTTTGGACAAAACTCTCAGAACGCCACTAACTTCTCAGATTTTACTAACGGCACTGTAGGTGGTCCATTTGGTCAAGCAGTTGCATAATAAATAAAACGACATCTGATTTGTATAGCAGATTATGCCTTTACCAAAAATATCCACACCAACTTATGAGTTGGAACTACCATCTACTGGACAACCTATTGAGTATAGACCATTTCTTGTTCGTGAAGAAAAACTCTTAGTAATTGCATTGGAAACTGAAGATTCAAAGCAAATAACCAATGCGATAAAAAATGTAATTAAAAATTGTATTTTAACTAAGAATATAAAAGTAGAAACTTTACCTACCTTCGATATTGAATATTTGTTTTTAAATATTCGCGGTAAATCAGTTGGTGAGGAAGTTGATGTTAATATTATTTGTCCAGATGATGAAGAAACCACTGTACAAGTAAAGATTAATATTGATGATATTCAAGTTCAAAAAAATCCAGAGCATAGCAAGCAAATTAAAATTGATGATAGTCTTGCAATTGAAATGAAATATCCATCATTAGATCAATTTATCAAAAGTAATTTTGATTTTACAAATGATAATAATATGGAACAATCTTTTGATCTTGTTGCATCATGTGTTGAAAAAATTTATACAGAAGAAGAAATTTGGACTTCATCTGATGTAACTAAAAAGGAGATTGTTGATTTCCTTGAGCAAATGAATTCTGCTCAATTTAAAAAAATTGAAAAGTTTTTTGAAACAATGCCAAAACTTTCTCATGAAATTAAAGTGAAAAACCCAAATACGAAAGTTGAAAGCACTGTAGTTCTGGAGGGATTATCCAGTTTTTTCGTATAGCATTGGTCCACATGGACCTTGAAAATTATTTTAAGTTGAACTTCGCCTTGATGCAGTATCATAAATACTCATTAACGGAGATTGAAAATATGTTGCCGTGGGAAAGAGACATTTATGTTGCTTTACTACAAGCGCATTTAGAGGAAGAAAAACTTAAACAGCAGCAACAAAATGGCATCAAATAAACCAAAGTTTATCGATAAATTTTGGCCAGTATCTACAATAGTATCAAGTAGAACTGGACAATATAAAAGAATACTTGCTCAACGAATGGAGAGGAACAAGTATTTAATCGAGAATACTTATGGTGTAAAGGCAGATAGAGTTGTAGATACATTCATCAAAGCATATTTGGCGTCGGATAAAGATTATCCTGCGCCAATTGAAATTGTTCAAAATCCAAGGTCAGAAAAAGATTTCGATTTATATAATCAATACATTATATTTTTGTGGGAATATTATGTAAGAGATAAGAGTAAGAAACCAAAACCAGGTAGAGAAAAACCACCGCCAAATATACCCAATAATCAACAACCTCCAGGTGATCCTGGGTCATTGACTTTATATGAAGGGAAGAAAGAAGAAGATTTAGTTGATGAAGAAGTTGATGAAAGAATTTTAAAACTTCTTGGATTGCAAGATGTTTTTGATATTGATTATGGAACTTATCTTACTCTACTAAAAGAGAAGATGATTTCTGCAAGGATGTCATCTACAAGTATTCCTACGGAAGAAATAGAATTAATAACTAATGAATATAAAAGAGTAAAGGGTAAGGTTGGTAGATTTAAAATAAAAGGTAAGAAAATAAATGCTGATAATATAAAGGCATCTGGTCCAATAAGAATAACTAAAGATCAATTTTTTCTTGCTGGAAAGGTATCAGTTCCAAATGTTAAATCTGAAGATCAAAAACCGACAGCAGAAACATCTGATTTAAAAAAAGATATACAAGTAATTAGATCTAGTCTTGAAAATATTGCATCTTTATTAACGGGTCAGAATAAATTATTACAAAAATCATTTGAAACTCAAAGACTACAAAGAGAAAATAAAAGAAGATCTGATAAGGAAGACAAACTAGAAACTGTAAAAGGTGCATTAAAAAATGTCGCACAAAAAGTATTAGCACCATTTCAAAGTATATTGGATAAAATTATTAACTTTATTGTTAATATGCTTCTTGGGAGATTTTTTGTTAAGTTGATGGATTGGCTTGCTAATCCAGAAAATTTTGCTAAAGTTAAAAATATTTTTAGATTTTTAAAGGATTGGTGGCCTGCTCTTCTAGGTGCATATCTACTTTTTGGTAATGGGTTGGGTAGATTTGTTGTAAAGATCACTGCATCTTTAATAAAATATGGATTTAAATTAACTAAAAAAGTATTACCTCAATTATTAAAATTTCTTAAAAGTCCCATTGGAATGGGATTGGGGTTATTTACTGCTGGTGCGACAGTACCAATGCTTTTCCCACAAACTGTCAATGCCCAAGAGACTGCAATATCATCTTCTCCTGGAACTAATGAGGATAAGATTGGTAAACTGAAGCAACAGAAAGAAAATTTAAATTGGTTAGATAAACTTCAGGGGAAAGGATCTGAAATTGATGAGCAAATTCATTTCTTAGAAACTGGAAAAACCAAGGCATATACTGGCGGTGGTTTAATTACAAACTCAAAATATAATAGTGGATTATATACACAACCAATAAAAATTAGTGATATTGGATTTGATGGTGGTGGATCAATACAAAATGATACTGGTGTAAAAGTATCTGGTGCTGGAAAGGATACTCAGTTAATTGCTGCTCAACCAGGTGAAATTGTAATTAATAAACCAACAGTAGATGCTTTAGGTAAAAACTTTTTCTTATCTTTGAATTCTAAGTTTGGTGGATCTGGTGCCAATATACCAAAAATGTATAATGATATTCAACTTGCCGCTAAGGGTGGTCTTGTTGGTGGGTATTCTGGAGATAAAAAAGATAGTCCACCATCAGATGGAAAGAGAAAACCAACTAGTAAAGTTGCTGCAAAGTTAGCACCTTTCTCTATGAAAGATACATTCATGAATTTATCTCCGTTGAATATTGATAAAAGAACTACTATTTTTAATCAAGATTATACTAAAGATAAATCAAAATCAAAACCAAAGAATAAACAATTAACACCAATGCAACAATGGGCAAAGAATTTCCCAGAACTTGCTAAAAAAGTTAAACCAGGACAATCTGGATATGATGAAATACAAGCAGTAATTAATCCAAAAATTGATATGTCTAATGTATTTTCTACATCATTTACTCCTTTGTTTAATAACATTATTGAAAATACTTTCAATAATACTGTTAATGGTTTAAATTTTGGTGATCATCAAAACATTAATATTGAAGGTCCCAAAAAACCTAATTTTATACCTGCTAAACAAAATGTTTATATTCCTCCATCACCATCAGTTAATAATGCTCCTAATATAATTGCACTTCCACCGATTAGAAAAAATCAAACTTCTAATACTTCTGGTTCTAATAAAAGTATGGGAAAAGATATACCACAGTTTCCAGCGTTTCAAGATACCGCTACTAGAAAAAACAACCTACAAATTTATGGAATAATAGGGGTAGGTTAGTATGAACTTAGATTCTAAAAAACTTCTTCCACCATCAAAAAAAAGTGAAAGTCAGAAGATAAATGCTGATAAATTTTTAGTACCAGTAAAAAATATACAATATAAAAATATTGTAAAATTATCTGAGACTAAAGAAGATCAACCAAAAGTTGAAAAGTTTGGTTTAAAAGATGAAATTCTTTCTATAAAAGAATCAATTCTTTCTATTGAAAAATCTATAGCAAAGTCATTAGATCTACAAAAAGAAAAAATACTAAAGGATAAATTAGATCGAGAAAATAAAAGAAGACAAGATAAAGAAGAGAAATTAGAACAAAAAAAGGACTACGGTTTTGGTAAAATAATAAAGAATATTCCTAAACCAAAATTAAGTTTTATTGATTGGATTAAGCGATTTGTTTTAAATATGTTCCTTGGTTATTTTGCCGTTAGGGTGATTGATTATCTGCCAACTATAATATCAATAGCAAGTAAAATAACTCCAGCAATAAACTTTATTGGTTGGATGGGTAAAAATTTGTTGAAAGGGTTGATTGATTTTATTGATTGGGGTTATAAAGCATATGATGCAACTCGTGGATTTATAAAACAAGTCGCTGGTGATGGAGCACAAAAACAATTTGATAGTTTCTCTAAAAATTTAAATGATGTTTTAAATTATACAATAGTTACTGCTCTTGGTATTGCCGCTCTTGCTGATAAAGTTAGGGATAAAAATCCAAACAATAAAACAAATAAAAAAGGTCAACCCAGAGATCCTCGTACAAATAGACCAGTACCGACAGATAAAAAGGGAAATTATTCTTTCCATAGAAGTGGTGGTGCTTATAATAGAGAAGTATTCAGAAAAACTGATTGGTCATATAAGCAATATGACGCGAATGAAAATCAAATAATGAGGAGATACGCCAGAAAATATGGGCGTGATGCTGCAGTTGATAAGTTTGGTAAGGAAAGTGTAAAGGATATTGGTGGAAAGTATGGAAGATCTAAGTTAACTAATGCTGCAAGAGCAGGTGCTGTTAAATTAGTTGGAAAGTCTGGAGCAAAGACTGTTTTAAAATTTACTAGACCTCTTCTAAAAAGACTTCCTCTTATTGGAGCACTTATTGATTTTGGACTTTCTGTTGCTTTAGGTGAACCATTAGGTAGAGCAGCATTCTCTGCTATTGGTGCTGCTCTTTTAGGTACAATCGGTGCTGGATTTGGTGGTCCTATTGGAGCAGTTCTTGGTGGACTAGCTGGTAATTGGGCAGGTACAAAATTGTATGATATTTTATTTAATGGGAAGAAAGAACAGGGTAATAAAAAGGTTAAAGGTAAAGCATCTGGTGGACAGGTCACTTCTAGAGGTGGTACAACTGTAGGTGGATCTATTGGAAGAACACAAAAAGTAATTAGAAGAGTACCAAAACCACCTAAATTACAAGCACCAGAATCTATTCCAGGAAAAAATATTGGCGGTGAAAAGGTAATAGATAAAGTTTTTCCAAAAGAAACTTCACCAGAACATATTAGTCCTCTTAGATCTTTAAAAACTTCTTCAAGTATATTGAAAGGATCTGGGTCTACATTATTAAGTCAAACAATGGCAGTTGGTGTTGATCTTGCTATGGGGCAAAAACCAACAAAAGAATTTTATAGTAAATATGGAAAAGCGTTTGGGTCTTTTGTTCAGGAAATGGTTAATACTAATATGGAAATGACCACCCAAGAAACAGCAAGATCAATACTTGCTATGGCAAACGGTGGAACAGTTCCATATAATATTCCATCTAGGGGACCAAATTTTGGTGAAAAGGTTGGGGAGATGGTGGCAACTGCATTTGCCAACACTGTTGAAAAACAATCGTCATTAATATTAAATGCATTGAAAATAGAATCGAATAAAAAATCATATACTGGTATTACTGAAAGTGATCCTACATTGGAAGGTGATGATGAAGGTGGTGAAGGTGGTATGACTAAAGGTACGTGGGGACCACTTTTAGATTTAATTGCTGGTAAAGAATCTGGTGGAAATTATGAGGCAATGTATCCAAGCACTACTTTAAAAGGTGCCACTAAAATGACAATCGCTGAAGTTGCCAGAAGAGCAACTGGTGCTGTAGGAAAATATCAACAACTTCCACAATACCTTGTCAATCGAGCAAAGGCGGCAGGTCTTAATCCAGATAAAGATCTGTATAGTCCAGAAAATCAAGAAAAGATTATTATTAATGTTAATATCAAAGGAAGAGGTGGTGAAAGATGGTTAAAGGGTGAAATAAGTGATGAAGAATTTATGCAAGGATTATCACAAGAATTTGCATCTTTACCTAATGCTCAAGGTAAGTTTTATTATCCTGGGCAAAGTAGTGCAATGACCCCTGCAAAGGTAAAAGCAGCATTATCTAAAGTTAAGAAAGGTGGTTATTCTCAAGCAGAACTTGCTAAAGGTGGTAAAGATCCTTCGATTGGATTGGGTAAAGGATATGGTTCTGCTGGAGGAAAAATTGCTGGTGAATTGGGTAGGTATCTTAATAAAGCATTAGTTCCTGGAAAAGATTTCCTTAGAGTTACAGAACATCCTGAACATGGTGGAGTTAGAGGTAGACATGCAAGAAATTCTTATCACTACGATGGTAGAGCAGTTGATATTGGTGCGTGGGATTGGGAACAACCAAAAATATTAAGAGCGATTGCAGACTTTAATAAGAAGCGTGGTGTAAAACCAGTTGAATTATTACATGCAAAAAATGAACCTTCTGGACATAGCGACCACGTTCACGTCGCATATAAACATGGTGGATTAGTAACAAAACCAACACATGCTTTAATTGGTGAAACTAAAAAACCAGAAATGGTATTGGATCCAGATACAACTGGGACAATGAATAAAGAATATCCTGGTATGTTGGCAAAGTTAAATGCTGCTAAAAATAAAAAGCAAATATCTGAAGTTTTAAATACCTATGCTTCTTATGAAAACAATAATGGTAAGTCTTCTATTATTCTGATACCGATAGAAAAAATTGTAAATAATACTATAACTAAACAAACACCAGGTCAATCAATGACTGGTGGAAGATCTTTTTCTTCTGATGGTTTAAACATCGAAACTTTACTAGCATGAGCACACCAAACATTGCTGCTAACCCAGCTAATATAACTCTATTTAAAATATATTCTAATGTCAATGGAAACTCTTCTGATGTTAGGGGTGGTGTTGTAAACTTATCTTATTTTGAAAGCGTATTAGAAAATACTATAAGAGTTAGTGCTACAATAATTGATACTGGATCTGAAAATGGTAATGTATTGCAGTTACTGGAGTTGTCTGGGTTTGAAAAAGTTGAATTAGAATTCAACGATAATCAAACATCTGAAAATAAACTTAGATTTACTGGAAACAACTCATTGTATATTTCAAAAATAAGAAACATATATTCACATACACAAAAGACTGCATTCACAATAGACTTAGTTTCTAAAGAATTTCTTCTCAATGAACAAGAAAGTAGTTTAGTTTATAAAAGGTATGACGGTGAAATATCAAGTTCTGTTAAAAAAATAATGCAGGACTATCTTAAAACTAGTAAATCTATTTTTACTGATACCACTGTTAATACATATAATTTTATTGGTGATGCTAAAAAACCAATGAGATTATGTACTGAGATGGCGAGATTTTGTATACCTGATGGTGTTCCTGGAGCAAAAGGTAAAGTTGCTGGATACTTATTTTTTGAAACGTATGATGGTTATAATTTCAAGTCTATAGATAAATTGCTAGATCCAGATAGAGGATATAATTCTTACATTTATAATATGAATACTGGATTGCCATCTGGATATACTGGTAAAATATTGGAATATTATTCTGATAAAACTATTGATGTTCAAAAAAGATTAATGATTGGTGGATATGGTACTAAACTTGAGGGGTTTGATCCATATACGGATAAATTTGGATATGCTTTAGTTGATTCTAAAAATCAACCTCAACTTGGAGGTAAAAAAATGCCTAAATTGACTTCTGATTTTACTGGACCTTCTAGAAAATCAATAAGAAGACTTGATATAGGACAACTTCCAAATGGATCAACAAGTAAAGAACAATTGAAAGGTGCGTTTACTCAAAATTTAGATGCTGGTAATGTCATTGCACAATCTGCAATGAGATACAATCAGTTATTTACTTTAATAATGACTATAACTATTGCTGGAGATATTTCAATTAGGGCAGGTGATTTAATATATTGTGATTTTCCAGGGACAACCCCAAAAGAAAACCCAGATCCAGATAAGGAAATAAGTGGTATATATATGATATCGGATATATGCCATTTTATAGAACCAAAAAGAACATTCACTAAAATGAATTTAGTTCGTGGTTCTTTTGGGAGAACACCAAAGTAAGGAGGTTAAATTATGGACAATATCAATCAACATATTGACAGAGATAGAAAAATACTTGAGGATCCAACTATTTCTTCTCAGGCAAGAAGACATACTAAAGAAGAACTAACTTCTCTTGAGAAATATAAGCAGCGTCATCCAGAAGATGATCATGATCCAACACCATTTGAATTATATTGTGATGAAAATCCAAACGCTCTTGAATGTAGGATTTACGAAGACTGATGGAATTTACTGGATCTCTTTTTGATACAAATGCCCATGTTAACTATTGGGAAGGTATTGTTGTCGATAGGAATGAATGGCCAAGAACGGATACACCAATAAAGGATGCTAAAGAACTTAACAACTGGGGTTATAGAGTTAAAGTAAGAATACAAGGAGTTCACCCTGCGGATAAAAATATATTACCAGATTCTAAATTACCCTGGATAGAACTTCCAGGTAGTTTTTTTGGTAGTGGTCATCGTGGTGCTGGAATTACTCCAGGTGTAACTCAAGGGTCTATTGTTTGGGGTATATGGGCAGTACCTTCACTTAAAAAAACTCCTATTATATTAGGAGTAAAACAAAACAATGAGCAAACAAATTTAAGTAGAACTCAAGTTGGTGGTTTTGATCCATTTAGTGGGTTTAGTGATACTGATACTGTTCCAGGATATTCTGTACCTTTAACTGAAGGAAATCCATTAGAAGGTATTGCTTTTGGTAATTTTTGGAACCAGTCTGATGCTGGTAAAATGGAAGAATATACTTTTGGTATAGATTCACCTAAACCATGTACAGCATCTCCATTATCTGAAATACAACTTACGATACAATCATTAATACAAAAAATAGAAAAAGTTCAAAGACAATTAAAAACTTGGGCAAGTGCTGCTCAGGGGTGGATTGCTGAAAAACAAGCATATATTAATAAGTTAATTGAAGAGGCAGCAAAAAAAGTTGCTGAAGGTATTAGATGGTTAATGGAAACCATTAGAAAATATGTAATGGAATATGTACAAGACAAAATTAAAAAATTATATTTTTTAATTAATCCTTCAGATAGAGATAAAGCAAAAACTGCTCAAGATAAAGTTGTTGAACTTATAACATGTTTGTTTAATAAAATTATCAATGGTTTATTGGGAATAGTTCTTGGTTTATTAAAAAATGCTTTAGGTAGATTTGTTAATGTGCCAAAGTGTGTTGTTGAAAATATAATGTCTTCACTACTTGGAAATCTTTTTGGGTTTATTGGTGGAGCAATAGACAATATTTTAAGTTCTATTTCATCATTAATTGGTGGAATTGCTAGTGTTGCTGATGGAATTCTTGGATTATTAAAAACTATACTAGGATTTTTCTCCTGTGATGATAATAATGATTGTCCAGAAACAACACAATGGAATATCTGGGGTGGTGGAAGACCATCTGCTACTTTTGATTTAGAATCAATATTTAATGAAGCTAAAAACATTGCATCCACTGTTAAAAATATTGCAGATCCAGATAATTTTAATTTTGATTTTACTGGAATGTTTTCTAATCTTGCAAGTGGTGTAACTGGTTGTTTTACTGGACCAGTTTTATGTGGACCACCAAGAGTAGAATTTTTTGGTGGTGGTGGAAGTGGTGCTAGTGCAAATGCAATTATAAGTGCTACTGGTGAAATTATGGGAGTTGATATTATTACACCTGGATCTGGATACAGTAAAGCACCGTTTGCTAATATTGTTGATGATTGTGGTAAAGGTAAAGGTGCTGTAGTAAGGGCAGTTATTGGTCCTGTCACAACTCCAACTTCTCCTACTACTGGCGGTACTACTACAGGAACTGGTGGAGAAACTGGTGGAACAAATACTGGTACTGGTACGGGTACAGGTGGAGGTGTGGGTACGGGTGTTAATGGTAACGATGGAGGAACTGGAGCAGGTGCTGGAACAGGCACTGGATTAACAGAAACTTTGGGTGTTATTGCCGTAGTTGTTGAAGAACCAGGATTTGATTATATTCCTTCTCCAGATGGTGATTTAGGTGGTGATGGTAGGATATGGGCAACTGCTGATCAAACTATTGTCAGAAGAAGTGACGGAACGTATGATGATCCATATAATGACGATGAAGAAATACCAAATTTAAATCCTGGTGATTTTGTAAGCACCCCTTCAGATAGAAATAGTTTAATTAACTTAGGTGGTGGAACTGGACAAGGAGTTGTTGGTGATGGATTTGTTGTTCGCAATTATCCTACTAGTGGTAGTGGTGAATATCCAGTTTTACTTTATCTTTGTGGAGTTGAAGTTGTTAGGTCTGGTATAAATTATTCTCCTACTGATAGAATTATCATAGAACCAAATATTACTGGTACTATTTTAGAACCAGTTTGGGGACCATTTGGTGTTTTAGAAAAAGTAAATATACTTTCCCCTGGAATTGGATTTACCGAAAGACCACAAATCTATGTTAAGAGTGACACAGGATATAACGCTCAACTCAATCCTGTATTTTGTGTAAATAGAGTGGGTGATGATACTGTTGGTGAAATTCCTTCAGATATTACACCAGATAAAATCTTAAAAGTTGTAGACTGTGTTGGAATAGTTTAATGGCAAAACCTAAAACAGAATCCAGAAGAATGGGAACTCATGAAGGTGAGTTAAAATTTGGTCATGTTGATATGAATGGAACAATGTCTGGTGTTCAATTGAGAAATGGTCCACCAGGACCAGATGCTGAACATTTTATGCAATTTTGTTCCACTGGAAAGATGAAAGGTGGTACAATTAATCGATGCCCTACGGTATATCAAATTCATTGTGCGGAAAAATCTGTTGATGGTATAGGATTTATATTAAATGTTGCTGATGGTGATATTGTTTTACGTGCTGCAAATGGAAGAATACGTTTGATTGCTGATAATATTGATTTAAAAGCGCGAGGTAAGGACGGTAAAAATGGATTTATAAATCTTGACGCTGATGAAAAAGTTGTAATGCGAGCAAAAAATATTGAGGTAAATGGTACGTCAGTAGTTAAATTTTTCTCTTCTGGATTGTGTGAAATTGTTGGTAAAAATACTCTAAATTTTTATGGGGGTCTTGTTGATTGTGCTGATGGTGCAACTACTGGATTAAATTCTAAACATACTTCTGGTTTAGAAATACAAGAAATGTTTACTGTATAAGAATATGAAATTACCAGACATAGAAATAGGAAAAAGATTATTTTGTGGTAAAGGAAATCCTACAAATGTTTTAGGTGTTGGTCCTACAGAAGTTCGTGGTTCTGGATATATTGAAGGTCCAACTGTAACTGGGGATCCTAGTTTGTTTAAACCAGCGCCACAAGAAATGGCAACGGTGATGTGTGGTCCAACAAAAAATCCAGATGTTGTTAAAGTTGGCACTATACCATTTCTTTCCTTGTTTGTGCAAACTTATGCAAGGATTAAAGCTTTTTTGAAAGTTGATACTTTATTGTCAGTCAGGTTAATTAAATCTGATGTGATTTATACTAATGTTTTAATGGCGAACACTAAAAATTTCGTTATAGATCATCCATTAAAAGAGGGTAAAAAATTAGTTCATGGATGCCTTGAAGGACCAGAACATTCTGTATATGTTAGAGGAAGATTAAGAAATAATAATATAATTGAATTGCCAGACTATTGGATTAACTTAGTTGATGAAACTACAATTACAGTTTCTTTGACTGCTATTGGTGCAGAACAATCTTTATTTGTTGCAAAAATTAAAGATAATAAAATAGTTGTAGGTAACTATATGACTGAATTTGGTGAGTTACCAATAGATTGTTTTTACCATGTGTTCGCTGAAAGGAAAGATGTAAATAAATTAGAAACGGAGATTTGATTATGCCAGCATTTAATTTTAAACAATATGGTACGTTTACTGGACCAGCAAAAAATTATGAGTTCATTGATGATGATGCAACTTGGTGGAGTGATCTTCCAATAGATAGTTCATTTAAACTTAGTGATATTGGTGTTCTATTTTTCAATAACCAGGCAGACTATGCATATTTCCATTTGTATGGAGTATCAACAAGCTTAGTTACTTTTGAAAAAAACAGCGGAGATTTACCTAACTTACTTGCCAATATTCAAAATACTATATTTAATGGAAATATAATCATTAATGGAACTACTGTAGCAAATGATAATATTGTATGTAATGCTAACGTTTCTTGTAATGGTGTATTAAATTTATCTGGAGTTGGTAATGCTGCTTCATACATGACAACTACCAGAACTATTGCTCAATCTAAAAAGTCTTTTGATATTCCTCATCCGTTAAAAGATGACCATAGACTTAGATATGTTTGTTTAGAAGGTCCTGCAGCAGAAGTTTATATCAGAGGTAAATTAGAAAATGAAAATATTATTACGTTACCAGAATATTGGAGTAGTTTAATAGATCAAGAAACAATAGGGGTAACATTAACACCTATTGGATATCATCAAGAATTATTTGTTGAAAAAATAGAGTGGGGATCCAGAATTGTCATTAAAAATAATTCTGGTGGAGCAGTAAATTGTTATTACACAGTTACTGCAGAGAGAAAAGATACCCCCAAAAACATTCCAGAATATAAGGGGTTGACACCAAACGACTATCCAGGAGATAATGATACTTATAATGTGAATGGACTATAGTGAATAAAATACATGAAATATTTCCATTGGTTGTTTATCAAGGAACAATAGATTGTCATAATGAATTTAAAGAAAAACATGTAAATTCATTGCGGGATTATTGGTTTAATGGGTATCAAAATGAAAGTCCAGAGTATTCTGGTAGAATTTTTGTTCACCATAATAAAGAATATAAGATGTTCTTTGATGATCTTAAAAAAAATTTAGATCAATATATGGAACACTTGAATGTTGATTATAGTAAGTTAAGTTATCATATTATTAAAGCATGGGTTGGATATCATAAAGATGACGAAACACCATCTATTCAACCACATTATCATAATGAAGCAAACATTAGTTTTGTATATTATTTAAAAACCGATGAGACTTCTGATAAACTTTGCATCCAACAGCAAACAAATAGAAATGAATTTGCTGGTGGATTATTTGAAGTTGCTCAACAAAGAAATACTCTAATTGGATACAATAAGTATAACTGTAATTACTACACAGTGACACCAACTGAAGGTACTATTGTGATGTTTCCAAGTGATGTATATCACTTTACTCAAAAAACTACTGAAAGAAAAGGTGAAAGAATTGTTATTCCTGGTGATATTCGGATAACATTAAAGGAAGATAATCCAGACTATCATCAAGGGTCTACTCATCCATCTCAGTGGTTAGAATTATAAATTAAAAAATAAATAACTTAACAGCATACCATAGTTATGACAACATTATCAACAGTTGGACAGACAGTTGTTTCTGGTTTAACATCAGAATCTTCAAATAGAACAGAAAGTAATTCTACTTTTGCAATTCCATTAGGAATAGCTGGTACTTCTATTAGTCAGTACCAATTGCCTGCAAGAGAATTAGATCTTGAAATACTTGAAAATGTTCAACCAATATTAGATCAAATAAATGCTAAAAAATCACAAATAGTTTCTATTTGTGATCAAGTAATGTCTTCTTATATTCCTGGAATAGCACCACCTTTATGTGCTGTTGAATCGGAACCGTCAAATTTAGATTCTCCAGTTATTTCTGATACTGATAAATATCCTGCCGTTATTGGTGGTTTTAGTGTTGCTGGAACTCCTAATCCAGGGACACCTCAAATTGCATATGGAAATGTCAGACCAGATAATATAAGAATATTGAGATACCCTAATTTAGAGAATAGAGTTGCTCCTAATGATAATGCTTTAGAGAATTATAAGTTTCCTGTATTGACATCTCAGAATGCTGGGCAAGGAAAAATAGATTCTTTTTTCAAAAATTCAAAATACAACGATGGTGTTCTTACTTACTATGTAACTAGTGATTCTGGCAATTGGAGTAGTGAAGCATGGAATAGTAATAGTAATGTAATTGGTCAGTATGTCAAAGTTACTGGACCAGGAATTGGTACTGTGGGAATTCCTGGAGCATATGATCATCCATCTCAAACATTTACACCAGAACCAGAATATTCTTCAATAGTTTCTGGATTAACTGGTATTACTACTGGAACTTTTAATGGTATTAGTGTTAATTTTAATCCAACAACATTGAAAATGGAATCAACTGGATTTTTTCCATTATTTCTTTCTACCACAGGAACACTTGTTATTGCTTCTGGACTTAATGCAACAACTATTATTAATAGTATTAGTACTTTAGAATCTGAAATTGAAGCATTGAGGGTTGGGATTAGTACATGGTTCACTGAAGTTAATACTTTAAAAGAAAGAAGACATGGGCAACAGTTGAGAGTGTGGAGTTATAAGAGAGTTCAGCAGAGAAATAGCACTGAAAATGTTAATATTGGATTGGGAATAACTTCTGTTGAACGAGTTGATCCTAGACTACCAACTACAATTTACAACTTCTCTAGTGAAGATAATAGATTTGATGATACCAGTATAACATTCGATGCTAACTGATAATAAATAATAACAAAATTATTTTATATAATAATGGCAAAATCACTTATTAGTATTGGATCGACATCTAATGATGGAACTGGAGATACATTAAGAGCGGGCGCAGAAAAAATTAACGCCAATTTTGATGAAATCTACAGCACATTTGGAAATGGAACATCTTTAAGTTCTTCAGTTTCAAATGCAACAACATCTTCTTATGCATCAGTTGCTGGTATTGCAACAATTGCACAGGGATTAAGTGGCGCTCCTAATATTACTGCAGGAATTGTAACTACATCTGGAAATTTAAATGTAGTTGGAATTATTACTTCATCAGGCGCAACAATTTACAACACAACTACATTAAACAATGTGGTTATTAGTGGTGTAAATACGCACAGCAATGTATCAAATTTCACTAATACTGTTAATTTTACTGGGACTAGTAATAGTATTAATCAATCTGCAGGAACCGCTGCCATTAATAGATTAGTTGTATCTGGGGTCACGACTTCTGGTGTAGGTAATACTGCAACTCTTGGTACTAATAGTACCATGCAATTTTTCCTTCAAAATGATACAACTCTACGTGTTGCAGTTAGAGGTAGTGATGGGGTAACTAGATATGGAACAATCTCACTTGCTTAAGGGCTTGACATACTGGTTTTGACCTTGTATAATGATGAGGTAAACAAAGGTGATGCCATGATTGTTGATGATGGAGATGAGTATCTGACACGTTGCGTCGTGGATCCCAGCACTCGTACTTTTTTAATTTATTCAAACATGGGTAATGAAAAAGTAATTGATTGTGCTAATAGTGATGAATTCCTGAATGTTCTCAGTTTTGTTCGGAGCGTCCTTGGATCTGATACTTTAGTTTACGCTGATCCCCTTGTGAAAGGGTGATCCCTGCGGGTGTGGTGTAGAGGTAACATCTGAGCCTTCCAAGCTCCAGTCACGGGTTCGATCCCCGTCACCCGCTTACCAAAATTGGACTTTAATTCCATTTTTGGTCGAAAAAATTTCCCGCCAAAAATTTGTTAAAAAACCTTTTTATGAATCCTTATAAAATTTCATATAAAAAATTGCAGGAAGAAGTAGTTAAAACAACTCCTGAAAATGTTAAAGAAGCAAATGAGGGTTTATTTCATGCCAAAATGACTTTGCCAGCAGCAGCAAAACATTGTGGAATGACACAAAAAGAAATGAAATTGACTTTTTTTGAATATCTTAAATATAATAAACCTACTTATCAGGGGGAATAACTAAAGGGATTGAGTATAACTCTCCGCCCCCATAAAATAAGGGAGGTAACAATGGCGTATAAAATCAATACTACATATTGTTGGTATGAATTGGACAATGAATATGTCATTGTTAAAATGTATTTTATTAATCATTGTCCATTTACCTTTGATGAGTTATCATCTATTGTTAGGCAAGACCCTGAAATAATCTCAATAGCAGATAAAAATGTAAAATTTTGCCCAGAAGATTTGTACAAGTCTTCTTTTTATTTGATAGATGAACAAGTACATCCATGTTTATTTACACTAGATTTAGAAAATCCAGAAGAGTTGCCAAATGATTGAAAAATTTTGTAAATATTTTGAAGGGTATTTTAACAATCAAAAACAAGCATTTTCTAATCCAAGTTCATTTGCTTTGATTGAACTTGAACATTTTCAATTGTCAAGTAATAAATTTAGAATTATCCAAAAGTATAATATTGATCCTACTCCATATAGAAAAAATATTATCGAAATTTTTGAAGAAAATGATCACTTGTTAATTAAAAATTATAAAGATAATGAAGAATTGACTTATCTTTCTGGGTGTGATATTATTATGGAATATAAAGATAATAAATTTTTTGGTAAAAATACTTGTAAAGACTGTATTGTTAACTGGCAAGAAAAGTCTACATATTTAATTACTGAAAGTATTCTTACTGAAAATCTTTATGAAGTAGTTGATCGTGGATTTGATACTACGACTGATGAACAAATTTGGGGTTCTTTTTTTGGATCTTTTCAGTTTAATAAAATTAAATCTTTAATTGAGGAGTAATCCTCTATTTTGCCTCTGTAGCTCAGTTGGATAGAGCAGGGCTTTTGTAAAGCTCAGGTCGCAAGTTCAAGTCTTGTCGGGGGCTTTGAGTTAATAACTCTAATATGAAAAACGAAGTAAATTTTAAATATATTGATGTCTTTGATAACAAAGATGTAACTTATGATTTGGAAAAATATCCAATGAATAAGATTATTCTTAGGGAAGTACAAAAATATTATCCAAGTGTCCAAGATCTAAGTCTTCTTCATGAACATATTGAAGGTGGAAAAGTATCTGATTTAATGTCTAAGGTAAGTAAAGACTTAACAAAGACTGAATTTTACGAGTACTTTGATGATATTGTTAAACAATATGTTGTATCCCAAATTGATCGTGATGTTTTAATCCAAAAATTTGGAAATGTTAGGGCAGTTATTCCAAATCAAGACAAAATTGGCGCTCTTCTTCATTTTCATCAAGGAAGATGGGTTGGTAACGGTCTTGGATTAAGAACTGTTTGGATGGCATTTACTGATTGTTATGAAAGTAATAGTTTACAAATTCTTCCTTTAGAGGAAAGTAGAAAAATTACGATTGACGCAGTTAAAGAAAATTGGACATATGAAAAACTCCAAGAAGAATGTACAAAATATGCATTCCCTGTAACTATTAAACCTGGACAGTTTCATTTGTTTACTCAGGAACATATTCATGGCAATTTTCCAAATCTCACTAATAAAACGAGAATTAGTATTGATGTAAGAATTCTATTGAAAGATGGTCAACCACACCGTAAATGGCCTGGTGCTTACTTTAGGAAATTGGGAGATCTTGATATTAATTCTACACCAGTAGAAATTAAATCAGGTGAATCTACAGCAACATATGCTGAGTATGAAGGATTTAAAACAAAAGGAATTGATCTTCATTTTCAAACTCTTACCGTAAGAAATTATTGTTCCAGAATGGGATATGTTTTCCCATATCAACATGCGGATAATGAAGGTACTCACCATGCACATTTAGAACATTTAATTGAGCATGGAAATATTGATCATTTGTTCCTGTTTAGTATTTTTTCACTACCAGATGATCCAGATAGAAGACAATATTTAATGAATTTAGCTTTAAAGAGTAATTGTAAACTGCACTTTGCAAATGAAGAATTTGTACTTGACAATGAGAAAATGTTGAGTAAAATAGAGTACTTACGATCGTTTACGAATGATTGGACAAATCCTGTTGATCAAGTTCTATGAAAATTAATCTTTGGTATTGTAATGATATGAAACAATGGCGTTGGACCTTATGTGATGATTCGAGACCTATATTAAAGCAAGAATCTGGTCAACAACCAAATCTTAGAGATGCAATGAATGATGTGGCAAATACTGTTGAATATATACTTGACAAACAAGAAAATGGTGCTATAATTTAATTGCGATACTAATTCGCAGTGACCCAAAAAGTGTGACTTCAGAACCCTCTTTTAGAGGGTTTTGTTGTATTAAAATCACTATTTTTTATGTGAATAAATAAAACATAGTAGAAACCTAAGAGTAATAAAATGGGTCTTAGTCGCTTAGATAATTTCTTAAAAAATAGCAGAGGAAATACTCTGTATGTCGATCCATCGAGTATTGACGCTACAGACAGTATTGAAAATCAAGGTAATTCTCTTGCTCGCCCGTTTAAAACAATTCAGAGAGCACTGATAGAAGCAGCAAGATTTTCATATCAGCGAGGATTTGATAATGATAGGTTTGGTAGAACCACTATCATAGTTTATCCTGGTGATCATATTATTGATAATAGACCTGGATGGATACCTATTCATGAAGCACCTGTAAGTGGTAGTAACTGGAGACAAAGAAGTGGTGCATTATCAAATGATTTTACTGCGTTTAATTTAGATTCTAATTTTGATGTATTTGATGATAATAATGATCTGTATAAATTTAATAGTGTTTATGGTGGAGTAATAATACCTCGTGGTACATCTTTAGTAGGACTTGATTTAAGAAAGACTAAAATCAGACCAAGATTTGTACCTGATCCTACAAATGATAATATTCAAACAACTGCTATTTTCAGAGTAACTGGTTCTTGCTATTTTTATCAGTTTACTCTTTTTGATGCCGATCCAGCAGGAACTGTTTATAATTCTTATAATAATACAAAATTTGTACCTAATTTTTCACATCATAAAGTAACTGCGTTTGAATATGCGGATGGAGCAAATCCAGTAAGTATTAATGATACATTTTTAAACTATTATACTGATAGAACTGATTTAGACTTATATTATCAAAAAATTGGACTTGCTTATGGTCCTTCAAGTGGAAGAGAAATTGCTAATGATTATCCTAGCACCGCTATAGATGTTCAAGCAAAAGTAGATGAATTTAGAATTGTTGGATCAAAAGGACAAGATGTTGGTATTACTAGCATAAGATCTGGTGATGGTGTAACTGCTAGTACCACAATTACTGTTGATTTAGAAGAAATTATTCCAGGTTTGGATGTAGATACTCCAATCAGAATTGAAGGAGTTCCAGTATCTGGATATAATGGTCAATATGTAATTTCTACAGTAGAAACTCCAACTAGGATTACCTATAAAACTTCAGTCGCTCCTGTTAATCCTTTACCACTAATAGTAAGTGGTTCTCCTACATTAAACGTTGTAGTTGACACTGTAACATCATCTTCTCCATACATATTCAACTGTTCTTTAAGATCAGTTTTTGGTATGTGTGGTCTTCATGCTGATGGAAGTAAATCAGATGGATTTAAATCAATGGTTGTTGCCCAATTCACAGGAATTGGACTTCAAAAAGATGATAATGCTTTTGTAAGATATAATAATTCTACAGGTGTATATGAGGATAATACTGCAGTAACGAATATTCACACAAATTCTTCTGCATTATATAAACCAACTTATGAAAGTTTCCATATTAAAGCATCTAATGATGCATTCCTACAATTAGTATCTATTTTTGCTATTGGTTATGCAAATCACTTCTTAGTGGAAAGTGGTGGTGATCACTCTATTACTAACTCAAACTCCAACTTTGGTGCAAAGGCATTAGTTGCAAGAGGATTTAAGCGTGACGCTTTCCCAAGAGATGATACTGGATTTATAACTCACATTATACCACCAAAAGAAATTGAAACCTCAGATGTTACGATTGAATTTGATGCTATTGATGTTAATGCAACTGTTGGTGTTGGATCAACAACTAGACTGTACTTATATAACAGAACCAACCCTAATGACCCACCAAATCACATTGTAGAAGGATACAGAATTGGTGCTAAAGTAGACGATAGTTTGCATGTGTTGTTGAATGATGGTAGTGGTACTACAAGATCACTATCTGCTAGAATTATTATGCCTAATACCCAAAATACGGGTGTTTACGAATCAACTTCTAGAAAAATAGTTCATGTTGGTAGAACGACTGCAGGAATTAATAGTATTGCTGCGGATACATTAACATTTACTACTCCACATAAATTTATTAATGGTGAAACTATTAGAATTACCAGTAGCACTGGTGAATTACCTGATGGATTAAGACATAATCAGGTTTACTATGCAATAACAAATGGTGTAAACTCTGACCAAATTCAAATTGCACAGACATTTAATGATACTGTTACTGCAGATGCAATTTCAATTAATAATAAAGGTGGTATATTAGTCGTAGAAAGTAGAGTATCTGATAAAGTTTCTGGTGATATTGGACATCCTATTCAGTTTGATAGTAATATAGGGCAATGGTATTTAACTGTAAGTGGAATTTCTACATTTAATAATCTTACTTCTGCTATTGTTGGTCTAGGGACAAATGGATTAGGTAGTGCGACTTCCAGATCATTTATAAAAAGAACCCCAGATACTAGATCTTTATCCGATAAAATTTACAAAGCAAGATATATTATTCCAAGAGATTCTGTTGTTGTTGCTAGACCACCTCAGGAAGGATTTGTAATTCAAGAATCTAATGATAATATTGGACCAAATGCTGCCGAAATTATAAAGTACAATAGTGTAGATTCTGTAAACTTATCTAATAGTTCTGAATTAAGAAACTATAGATTAATATCTGATGCTATTTGGGATAATTTAGTTGGTATTGCAACTTTTACTACAGAAGTTGCACATGAACTTTCTGCAGGTTCTTTAATTGAGATTAAAAATATTAAGACAACTACCAATGTAAATGGTATTGGAAACAGTGGATTTAATGGATACCATGTAGTTTCATCAAAACCAACCAGAAGAACATTTACAGTTGGATTGACTACAAATCCTGGTACTTTTATAAACAATACTTCTGTTAGAGATGAAAATCTACCTTATTATAGTAGAGCAAAATTCAATAATACATTCGTAGTATATAAGTCTGATGAAATTCAAGAGTATGTTCCAAATGATAAAGATGGAATTTATCATTTAACCCTGCTAAGTGTTTCGAATTCACCAAATGTAGTACCATTTGATGGACTAAGATTTTCTCAACCAATTAAAAATCTTTATCCTCAGTTAGATCGTGATAATTCAAATTCCGATCCACAAAAGGCAACATCGTTTGCACTACCAAATCCAATTGGTTTAGTTGAAGTTGATAACCCAGAACATAGTATTACTAGAGAAACTTTAGTTAATAAATTACATGATTTTGCAGTTGGTTTTGGACTAACTGACATTCAATCATCATCTGGTGTTGCTCATACCTTATATACAAAATTAGATCATGGTCTTAATAGAATTACTAGAGTTGGTATTGTAAGTACTGGACGAAATTATGGAAATGGTTCAGGAACAGATCAAACTTTATACAATGCAAAGTTAGTTGGATTTGCTGGATCTACTACTGGTAAGTATGCAACTGCTAATATAAAAATTAATGCATCTGGTTCTATTACTGCTGTTAATATTGTTGATGGTGGTAGTGCATATGGCATTGGTAATACTTTAGCAATCGTTGGTGTTGCAACAACTTCCGCTCATATTGTTGGTGTTGTAAGTGTAACTCAAATTTATAATAATATCGGTGATACCATTGCAGTAGAAGGTGTTCAGGGAGATACTTTTAAAACATATAATAACTTATACAGAATTACAAGTATAAATGTGGGGCAAGAGAAACAAATTCAAGTTTCTTCTGCATCAACAATTACTGCAGATTATGAATTTATTGGATCATTACCAATAATTGGTGTTAATACTAATGGATTGGTCAAAGTTAATACTGATGCTTTATTGTATACTGCAGCATATGTAACTGGAAAAACCATAGGAATTTCATCAATATCCTATCAAAAAACAACTGGTATTGCTAGTGTTACATTTTCACAACCTCATGGATATTATGTTGATAATAAAGTAAGAATTAGTGGATTTAATGAGAATTTCTTTAATGGGGATTTTATTGTTAAGAAAATTAATAGTGTAAATTCTTTTGATATTAATGTTGGTGTAAATACTATTTCCTTAGGAACTACTACAAATACTGGTGCATATGCATTTAAACCTGGATTTGGTGCTCAAGGTGGATTTTTAAATGTTAATAATGAAAGAAGTTCTGGTAGAATTACCCCATATTATGCTGGAATTACAACTACGTTATCTATTGCATTAACAAACCCAAATACAAATACACTTACTGTTGCTGATGCTCTAAGACTTAATCTGCAGGTTGGTGATTATCTTATTGTAGATAGTGAGATAATGAGAGTTTCTTCTACAGTAACATCTTCAACACAAATTAATGTTTTCCGTGGTTTATTTGGTAGTTCTAAAGAAAGTCATCCACTTAATTCTGTTGTAAGAAGAGTTAAATTTATCCCAATTGAATTTAGAAGGAACTCAATTCTTCGTGCTTCTGGTCATACATTTGAGTATCTTGGATTTGGTCCTGGTAACTATTCTACTGCTCTTCCAGAAAGACAGGATAGAAAGTTTACTGATACTGAAAGAGTACTGTCACAATCAGTAAGTGATGATGGTGGTGCTCCAATTTACACTGGTATGGATGACAGAGGTAATAATTATACTGTTAATGCTGTTACTAATTCATCTACTGGTCAAGAACTTCTTGTAAATACTCCAATACCTTCTGTTAGAGGTGAAGATTTAACATCAGACACAACTTCTGTTGGATTTGATGTACAATCAACATCAGAGTTAACAATTCAAAGATCATTAAAAGTTGAAGGTGGAAATGCTGGAACTATAATTTCGGAATTTAATGGTCCTGTTATATTCAACAATAAGTTATCATCTAATTCTGATGAAGGTATTGAAGCAAATTCCCTATATTTACAGGGTGATGCTACTATCTCTAGAAAGTACACTGTTGGTGTATCGCAACCATCTTTAGCAGGTAACCCAGGAGATATTGTATTTTATTCTGATCCTCATCCAGGTGGAACGATTGGATGGGTTTATACAGTAGAAAATAATTGGAAAGAATTTGCACCAATTAAGAATGAAAATGGGCACTTTGTTGGTATCTTCAGTGGTTCATTTATTGGTGATGGATCTGCTCTTAGTAGTGTATCTGATATTTGGGTTTTTGATGGTGTTGGTATTTCAACGACTGCTAATGTTGGTATCGAAACAACTTCAGCAAAACCAGGATATTCGCTTTATGCTTCTGGACCAGTATTATTTGAAAATAACGTAGAATTTAGATCTCAGTCTCTACTTTGGAATATTACTAATGGTTTCTTAGTTAATACTGGTATTACTACATTTAATCAACAATTGAATGCTAATACATTTAGAACTGTTGGTGTTGCTACGTTCCAAAATGATATTATTGTAACTACTAATCCAGCAACAACTGGAGATACTGCTGGTAATTATTTAAAATTTGTTCAAACTGATACTGCTATCAACTCTTCGTATTTCTATGGTGGAATTCTTTGGGATGGTAATGATACTGGTAATAATGGAACTAGAGGATATATTAGAGGAGAATCTGAAGGAACTTCTGGTCAATTTGCTATAACTTTTGGTACTCAATCAACTGGTGCAAGTAATCCACAGGAAAGATTGAGACTTGATAGTGTTGGTGATGTTAATGTCACTAACAATTTAAATGTTGGTATTAATATTGTTGCTTCTGGTGAAATAACTGCCAATTCTGATGAAAGAATTAAAACTAATATTAAGACTATTGATAATGCACTTGATAAAGTTCTTCAACTTCGTGGAGTTGAGTATGATCGTACAGATATTGAAAAGCATCAAATTGGTGTTATTGCTCAAGAGGTTGAGAAAGTCTTACCAGACTTAGTTTTAGATGGTGAGAAAAAGTCTGTTGCGTATGGTAACATGGTAGCAGTTCTTATCGAAGCGATCAAAGAGCAACAAAAACAAATTGATGCTCAAGGTAAGCAAATCGAGGAACTTTTAAAGAGACTTGACGGATAATTGACCAATTGATAAACTGTCACAAGGGGTCCCCCAGGACCCCTTTGTTTTGCTGTATAATAATTACATCATCAATGAGTTCCATGTTCCAACTTCGCCCCCATCAGAAATCTGCTCTTGAGGCGATGCTGCTCCATGCAAAAGGTATTGTCGTTGCTCCTACAGGCGCAGGTAAGAGCATCATCGCTATCTATGATACTATTCGCCATTTCGCTTTGGGAAACCAAACTGTGGTTGTGGTTGCTCCTAGACTGCTTCTTGCTCAGCAGTTGTGTTCTGAGTTCATGGAGCACATCACTGATGCTTCTGTAATGCATGTTCACTCTGCTAAAGACTGCAATTACTTTGCTACAACTAAACCTGATGAGATTGGCGATTGGTGTGAAAATACTCAAGGTAACAAACTGATTTTTACAACTTATAATTCTCTTCAGCGCATCGTTGACGCAGGTATTCATGTCAATGCTATCTATTTTGACGAAGCACACAATTCTGTTAAAAAATCATTTTTTGATGGCACACGCATTCTATCTAAGTATGCTAACCATTGCTATTTCTTTACTGCAACTCCGAAATATTCTTCTACTCCGAAAAAACCAGGAATGAATGATCATGAAGTTTATGGTAAGATCATCTTTAATGTTCCTGCTCCTGAACTAATTGCCAATGGTTCCATTCTTCCTCCTAAAATCAATGCTATGAATATTGGTTCTGCTCGTGATAAGGATCAGAATGCTGCTGAGAGGGATTGTATGACCCTCCTGGATACTATTCTGAATGAAGATCATATGGACAAAGTTCTTGTTGCTGCTCCTAACACCAAGGTTTTAATTCGTATGATTGCTGAGACTGATTTCATGACAGAAGTTCAGTCTTATGGTTATGATGTTCTTTGGATCACTGCTAAGTATGGTGCATTTATCAACAACACAAAAATCAGTCGTGAAGAGTTCTTTAACAAGATCTCTGACTTTGGTAAAGATCCTAACAAAAAGTTCATTGTCCTTCATTACTCCATCCTTAGTGAAGGTATTTCTGTGCCTGGTCTTACTTCTCTTGTTATGATGCGTCAGATGAATGTGATTGAGATGTGTCAGTCTATCGGTCGCGTTATCCGTCTTCATCTTGATGACATCAAAGCAATTCAGAACGGTCAAATCAAGGCGGGTGACTTGAATTCATATACTAAATCTTTTGGTCTAATCCATGTTCCTGTTTACAGCAACACTGGTATTTCCACAGTGCGTCGTCTTCAATCTGTTGTCGATACTGTGTTTGTTGAGGGTCAACCTGCTATTTCAGTAATTAAAAAATGAAATACGAAGTTATACGAGATCAATTTTATGAGTGTTTGGATCTGACCTGGGATGTTATCAACACTCAAGTTGAAAAAGAAATTCAAAATAATACATGTAGAATTATAGGTAACGATGAAGAAAAGACTATTCTTCTTTTAGATAATGAGAATTTTCATCCAATCATATCTAAAATGTATGCTATAATGAGATATAAGTATCGTCTTACGACTTTACATATATACACTTCACAAAATAATGCACAGACATTTGGAAGGCATTGTGATCAGTCAGACGTTTTAATTGTTCAATCAATAGGTAAAATGTCTTATAAATTTGATGATGGTGAATTAATCGTATTAAAACCTGGAGATGGGGTTTACATCCCAAAAGGAATGTATCATGATCCTATTCCTATCGAACCTAGAGTGTCATTAAGTTTTTCTTGGAATTAATTATGTTAGAAGGATTTGTAACAAAAGATGGGTATGCAGCAGTACCTTTTGGAAAACAACTTATGGTTATTTACGATGGACAGCAGTTGAAAGTATGCAGAACAGAAAGTTCTGCTAGGAATTTTATTAAAAAACACTCTTCTCAACCAAAACCTGGAACTATTTTTGTACAATGATGATGAAAAAGGAAAAAACTAAATTTGTTTGTGTTTCCCCTCTTTCAAACAAAGCACGATATCACTTTCATTTGCATATGGATAATCTCCATTCGTGCCGAGTAAAAGATGAAAAGGATGGTAAAATCTATCTTGAGTCTTTAAATAAACAGCATTATTTTTGGATCGATAAAAACTCTGATAAAAATTGGAAAATTGAAAAATGAAAGTTCAAACAGAAACAGATGCTCTGGTAACTATTACTGTTGACAGAGAAGGTTTAGAAACAATGATTAATGCAGCTTCTGCTGCTATTACTTATCTGAATGAATGGAATATGGGTGATGAATATGATACTGACATCACCCCTTATCATGAAATTTTATACACTCTTAAACAAAAATACGAAAGTGTCTATGGAAAATTTTAGTATTGCTCGTTCTGAATTGATGCATTATAGACTGCAGGCATTCCTAAGGGAATTTAACTGCTCAGACATTGAATATATTGGGTTGCGTAATTCTGAACATTGGTATAAAATTGATGGGCATGAGGTAAATGTAAAGGATATTGAGGAATTTGATCAAATTGATGATGATGAACAAACAGTTACTTATTAATGATAAAAATCTAATAAATTATTTTTTAAATTTATTAGATTTTATCCAAAATTATCCTCAAGTTTATAGGGATGTGACAAACCATTGCTTGTCTCCAAACTGTTTTGCATCAAATAATCTTTTAAATCTAATAACCGATAATCAATTTGTAAATAAAATCAACTTTATTCTGGGAGAATGTGAGAAACATATTCCAGATAAGGTTGATTATTTTTATATTCATATGGTTGACTATAAAAATGGTGGGGATATGTTAATACATAAACATGATCACAATGAAGATTATTCGTTTATTTTATATTTGAATGACTGTGATGATGGGTATACAACTTTATATACTGATAGACCTATCAGAGTAAAACCAGAAACTGGTAAAATTCTTATATTTTCTTCTGATGTTTATCATTCAGCAACTTCTTCAAATAGTAAAAAAGTATTAGTCGGAGGATTAAAAATAAAATGAAGAGAAAATATCCACCAGATACTAGAGAATTTACCACAATGAATTATTTTGGTAATACTTTGTATCATGCATATAATATTTTGTCGGAAGAAGATAGACTTGGACTTTTGGAAGAAATTGAAGATGAAATAAAAACCAATTCTTCTGGTGGATATAATATTGTTGAAGCAACTAGTACTTTACCGACACGAAAAATAAAAAATAAAAAGTGTTGGTATAATTTCTTTAAAGTTGTTAAAAAGCATCTTTATGAATATGCAAAAATAACTAATAATCCTAAAATAAAAACATTAAAAGTTGCTGAATATTGGGCAAAAAGAATGGGACCTGACATTAGTGACGAGGATTACCATAATGAGATGTACATATATTATGGTAATAGTCATTCTCATAATAATCTTGACTTGGGTATCATATATTATTTGCAAAATCCATCTAGAATTTATGGAACTATTATGGAACAAGATGGTGTAGAATTTATTGTTCCAGGAGATCAAAATTCTTTAATTATTCATCACCCAGATATTAATCATGAAGCAGTTCTTCCCCATCCATCATTTTTAGATGGAACTTGTAGATGTGTCCTGATAGTTGACTTTAAATACTCTAAATATACTTAACTACGACAATTATCTTATGGATAATGATAAATGGAATAGAGGATTGGATCTATTCATTGAAAGTGTTCATAAACCAGATCCTGAATTGAGGCAATGTGCCCACAATCAAAAGTGCTATAATGAATTAATGTCAGTTCGTGAACATGTTCTTGAATATTTAAAAACAATAAGAAAGTGATATGAAGAATTATTTTGAAGCATTTACAATACCATATTGGCAAACTAAAGTAATAGATTGGGAATACAAGAAAAAATCTTTGCTATCATTACACTATAATAATAAACATAATATGTGTGGTGGTGATGAACAATATACTGATTATAATAGTAAGAACTCTTATCATTCTCAAGTACAATCTATTTTATTAGATGATCTTTATTCTGCTCGTAAAGCTTTAAACTTAGAACACCATACGCTCAGAGTGACCACTGCATGGTTTCAAATGTATGAGCAATATCACCATCATCCAATTCATAATCATGGTATAAATGGATTTAGTTCTGTTTGTTATATTGAATATGACCATAATGAACATGAACCTACAAGATTTGTATGTCCATTTAATAGTTATATTAATAATGATATGATAGAATTTATACCGAATGATATTGAAGAAGGTTCTATAGTATTCTTTCCTAGTAATGTACCTCACTATGTCGCACCAAATAAATCAACAAAACCTAGATTAATATTATCCTTTAATATAACTTACTAATGATATATACCCAACAATATATTTTTTACTTATTAGTATTTTCTTTCATCGCTTATTTTGTAGTGACAGATGAGAGTATTGCTGCATTAGTTATTTTAAGTATAAAAATTTTAAGAAATAATATAGAAAGATTAATTTGGATGATTAGATTTCATCCTTTAGTAACTACAAACAAAATTATGCAGTGGTATATGATGCGTAAATATATGAAGGAGGCAGAAAAATTGCAAAAAGAACTATTTAAAGATGATTAGAATACCTCACGAAGTTCAGTTACACATAACACATTCATGCAATTTGACATGTGAAGGATGTACTCACTATAGTAATCATGGACATTCTGGAATGTTATCTTTGGAAGAAGGATCAGAATGGATGGATAGGTGGAATAAAAGAATAATTCCAGAAAGATTTACTATTCTTGGTGGAGAACCAGCATTGAATAAAGATCTTACTAAATTCATTTATCTTGCAAAAGAAAAATGGCCTAATTCATATTTGGAATTAATTTCCAATGGATTTCATTTACACAAACACCCAGATCTACCAAAGGCTTTGATTGATACCCAAACTGTTATTGGTATTTCTGTTCATTCTAGAGAACATCCAGATTACATTGAGAAATTTAAACCAGTTTATAAATTGGCAAAAAAATGGTTATTGATGGGTGTAAAGGTCGAAATGAGACATTCATCTCTTGATTGGTTAAGGCAATATCAAGGGTATGGGGATAATATGCTCCCCTATGAAGACAATAATCCAGAATCAAGTTGGAAAAACTGTGTTTCTAGAATGTGTATACAACTACATGAAGGTAAAATCTGGAAATGTCCAGGTTTAGCGTATTTACCTATGCAAGCAGAAAAATATAATCTTTCTGAAAAATGGGATAAATATCTGAAATATGAACCATTGCATCATGATTGTTCTGATGAAGAACTTGTTGAATTTTTTAATAGGAAATGGGAAACGTACTGTGATATGTGTCCAGCAAATAAAGAACATTTCAAACCATCTGCAGATCCATTATTACCAGTTAGTTATTGGAAAAAACTCAACAAATAATTTCACATATTAATTTAAAATGACAAAGCGTAAGAGAATATATCCACCAGATACAAGAACATTTACCACAATGAATTATTTTGGTAAGACTTTATATCATGCATATAATGTCTTATCTGAAGAAGATATTGTAGGATTGATAGCAGAAATAGATGATGAGTTAAAAAATACTTCGGATAATAGAGATGGGTACGTTGAAGCAACTAATTGTTTATCTGCAAGAAAAATAAAAAATAAAAAATGTTGGTATAATTTTTTTAAAATGGTGAAAACTCACCTTTATAATTATTCTGAGATAGTAAACCAACCATCAATTAAATCTTTGAAGGTTGCTTCATATTGGGCAAAAAGAATGTATAAAGGGATTACAGACGAACAATATGAAGAACAGATGTACATTAATTATGGAAATGTTCACTCACACAATGATCTTGATTTGGGGATTATATATTACTTACAAAATCCATCTAGAATATATGGAACATTAATAGAACATCAAGGTAGAGAGTTTATAGTTCCTGGAGATGAAAATTCTATGATTATCCATCATTCTGACATGAACCATGCCGCAGTTTTACCACCTCCAATACTAACAAAAGATGACCCAAGATGCACTATTGTAGTAGATTTTAAATATGGACACAAATTCTGAAAAAGAAAAAAGATTATCAGTAGTTAAAAAACAACTAGAACATCTTATTACCAAAATTAATAATAGATGTAACCCAGAAAATTATAACTCATTTTCTGAATTGTATGAATATGTTAAAACAACATCTACTACAGGTGTTCCATCTTTTCTTAGTCCAGCGGAAGTTAGATTTATTCAATCAAATCCGCAGATTGAAAACAATATTTTAGATTTGTGTATTAAACAAAGAGAAAATGATAAAAAAAATAATTATTTCACAATAGGTAATATTTTAGATATTCTTTTGTTTACTAATAATTCTAATGATCTTTATAATTCAAAAATGACTGGTTTTAATAATCCTGACTTAGGTACTAGATTTTTGAAAGATCCTTCTTCACAACCAATACATGGGACTATAGAAGAAGTATTGGTCATGTTAGATTTGAGTATTGTTCCTTATAGATGATAGACACTTTCGCAAGTGTCTATGGATATGGTTTCAAAGTCTATTATGTGCTATACTATGATTAATTACAGAATTGAAATGTTGAACTATCAATTTCCACAAATCAATAATATTTCCGATATTATTTGTCATATTGATGGTAGGGATGAATATAAAGTAAGTGTGAAAGACTGGTATACTGTTGTTAATTATGCAGTTGCTTTTGAGGATACATTTAAATGGGATGATGCTGATCAAATTGGATCTAAAATTCGTAGAGAATGTCGTGGTCTGATCTTTGATACTGAAACTGGGAAAATCATTTCTCGTCCGTATCATAAGTTCTTCAACGTTGGTGAGCGAGAAGAAACTGCTATCAACAAAGTTAATCTGTATGAACCTCATGTAGTTCTGGAGAAACTGGATGGTTCTATGATCCGTCCGATTCCTACTAAAGAAGGTTTTCGTCTTGGGACTAAAGCAGGCATTACTGATGTAGCAATGAACGCAGAAGTGTTTATCGCAGATAAACCAGAGTATCGTGAGTTCATTCTTGCTATGCTTGATGGTGGAATGACACCCATTTTTGAATGGTGTTCGCGTAAAAATCGTATTGTTGTAGATTATCCTGATGATCAACTGATTCTCACTGGGGTTCGTAATACATTTAAGGGAACTTATCTTCTTCACTGGAACTTGGAAGAGTTTGGTGAACACTATGGTATTCCTGTTGTAAAAGCAGTGGATGGTCTTGCTGTTCAAGATATTAACCTGTTTGTCAAGCAGGTTCGGGAATGGGATGATGGTGAGGGTATTGTGCTACGATTTGACGATGGGCACATGGTTAAAGTGAAAGCGGATGAATATGTGCTCCGTCACAAATCGAAAGAACAAATTAGTCAAGAAAAAAATGTTCTTCAAATTATCATCAATGATTCTGTTGATGATATTGTCCCCTTATTGACACAAAATGATGCAACTCGTCTTAAAGAGTTTCAGACTGCTTTTTGGGCATCTGTAGATGATTTGGCATATGAGATGGCACAGATCTATTTGGGTGGCAATACAGTGTATCCTGATAAGAAAGATTTTGCTGTTGAGTTTGTTCAGAAGAAGATTTTACCAATTCATGCTCCGATCATGTATGCTATGAAAGGTGGCAAGGGTTCCCGTGCTACCATTGTTGACATGATTAGTAAATCCTTGACTACTCAAACTAAAATTGATCAAAATCGTTGGTTATGGGGAGGTCTTGAATGGAATTCTTAATAGATAGAATGTAGAGTAAATTAATTCAATGGATCATCTAAAAATTGAATCCTACAAAACAATTTTAGTTCTTAATTCTAGTTATGAACCAATAAATTTTACTAATTGGAAGAGAGCGGTTGTATTGTTATTAAAAGAGAAAGCGCAAATATTATCATCTAGAGTAATACGTTTATTGAATTATGTAAAGTTACCATTAAAAAAAATTATGGACGAAAAACCTTCACGAGCAATGATTTACAAAAGGGATAACCATACCTGTCAATATTGTGGATCGAAAAAATCACTTACTATTGATCATGTTATTCCTAAATCTAAAGGTGGACAAGATACATGGGAAAATATGGTAGTTGCTTGTGCGCCATGTAATACTAAAAAAGGGCATACTTTACTTGAGCAAACTGGAATGAAATTGGTTAGGAAACCAAAAGCACCTCCAAATAAGATGATTTTAGATATTGATAAATCTAATGTTCCAGAATGGAAAGAATATAACTATGTCTGAACTTATTATGCTATGTGGAATTCCTACTTCTGGAAAATCCACATATGTTGAAAAACTGAAGAAACTGGACTACTGGAAAGATGCAGTAGTTCTTTCTACTGACAATTACATTGAGAAACAAGCACAACGTCTTGGACTGACTTATAATCAGGTCTTTGATGATGTAATCAAAGATGCTACACGGGAACTTGAAATGGAGTTCAACTGGTCAAAATCTAAGGGTAGGAACATCATCTGGGATCAGACAAACTTATCGGTCAAGACCCGAAAGAAAAAACTTTCTAAACTTCCTTCCATCTATAAGAGAGGTGTGGTATACTTTACTGTATCACTTGAGGACGCACTGGAACGAAACAACCACCGTGAGGGAAAGTTTATTCCTGAAAGCATCTTAAAAAGGATGTACGAACAGTTTGCAATTCCAACTATTGAAGAGGGTTTTGATTATGTTGAAAAAGTTGAAAGTTAAAGAACCTTACAATCATCACTTTGAGTATCAGAGCGACATTGATCGCATCGTAAAAATCTTTGCCGATCGTGGTTATGAGATTTCACATTCTGATGCTGTTCGTGCGTGGGAACAATTCTCTGATGGTATGGCAGCAGGTTGGATGAGTTTAGGTTCTGATGCTGAGGTTTTTGATGATGCTTTTTATTATTTTGAGGAAGTATAATGAAACCGAGTTGTTATGTTTTTGATCTTGATGGTACTATTTGTAACGTCAAGCATCGCCGTCAGTATGTTGCCACTAAACCTCGCAACTGGGATGCCTGGAACGCTGGACTTGTGAATGATAAACCAAATGAAGCGGTTCTTGGAATTATTCATTCTCTCACATATTATTATCCGATTTTTATTGTTAGTGGAAGGTCTGATGATTACAGAGTTCAAACCGAAGAATGGTTAGAAAAGCATGGTATTTCTTATAATGCTTTGTATATGAGAAAATATAAGGATCATCGTGATGATGCTGTAGTTAAGGCAGAAATTGCAGATGAAATTGATAAAACTCATCATATTATTGGTGTTTTTGATGATCGAAAGAGAGTTGTTGATATGTGGATTAATAGAGGTATATGGGTTTTTGATGTTGGACAGGGGAAAGGTGAGTTTTAGTTATGTCTTATATTAAGTTAAAAGATAAATTTTTTGTAGGTAAATATGATATAATTTCTAGAAAATATCAGTATGGATTAAATACACCTAATGGATTTTATGGAATAAAATATTCATATATTGATCTTTCAAATTCCAATGAACTTCTTCAAGTAATACCCGAACACCATAGAGACAAATGTACATTGTCTGTGATGGATTTAAATCATAGAATTCCACCACACACTGACAGTGGCATTGAAGCAATTATTAATTTTTACATAAAAACTGATAATTGTAAAACTCAATTTTATAAGTTTAAAACTTCAGATCCTAAAGAATTTAAATTACCAACACAAAGAGATGGATCTATTTTTGATGAAAATGATCTGGATGAAACAGAAAGTTTTATTTCTCAAGTTGGCGATGCGTATCTTTTAGACGTATCGCAACCTCATGCTGTTATTCCACTGCATGATGGACCTGTTGATAGGAAAGCAATTTGTCTTCAGTTGCTTTACACTACTTTTTCTGAAGCAAAACAACTCTTAAAACAAACTAATCAAATTTGAAACTATGGTTGGAACTTTGATTGCTGGACTGACTTGTGGGATTGCAACATTTTACGGAATTGGAGATGGATTTCATGGACAAAAAACCGCTAGCGGTGAACGGTTTAATGCTTATCGTTGGACTGCAGCTCATCCTTATCTTCCTATGGGCACAAAGATTAGGGTAACAAATCAAAATAATATGAAACAAGTTATTGTCCGTATTAATGATCGTGGTCCTTATTCTCATGCTGACTTAGATCTTAGTTACTCCGCATTTTCCCATATCGAATCTGCAAGAAGAGGTAATGCTACTGTTTGTTGGCGAGTAGTTGGATAAGTTACGATTTAAAGAATTCCTCTGATTCTTTTACAGACATCAGAGGATTTTTTGTAGATTTTACATAGTTTTTATACGCTGGACACATTCCACAAACAGGTTCTGATTTTCTATTAAAAAACTCTATTAATTCTTCATGACTACAATTTGGTTCTAGTGGGACATAGTTTAAATAAGGATCCCATTTTTCCGATATATTATATTTTTCTGCCATTAGAGGTAAGTATGCCAAAGGAGGACATTTCCATATTTTACCTTCATGTAATTGGAAACAGGTTCCTTCCATGAAACAGTTATTCCAACTACTTTCTGGATTATTATCTTCAAATGGCATTATATTTTCACCATAACCATTATAGATTTTTGTCCAGTATTCATGGGTGGTATTTATAGATACATTAATACCAAGTTCACGTTTCCATTTTAAACATAAATTTAAATTATCTTTTATTTTGCTGAGATAATCTTTTGATTTACTATGAATTGATATTGATAGATTGATATTATTTTCTTTTATGGCATTTCCTAAATCTTTATGCTTGTCCAAGAAAAATCCGTTAGTCGTAAGTTTTATGTAAGTATTCCCCCATAATTCTCTGGACAAATATAAAAAATCTATTAAATCTTTATGTAAAGTTGGTTCTCCTCCAAGTATTATAAATTGTTTTGGTTGAACTCTATCTTTCCAATAAGATATCCATTGTCTTCCTTCAGTTAACGATATCATTCTAGAA